AGTATTTTTAGGAACTAATTTAGAAGGTATTAGTATATTATCAATATTAGTTTCAATATAATTATTATCATTATTATCATATTTATTCATTTTATAATCATTTATATTACTTATTTTAATATCATCTTTGCCTAAATCAAGTTCATTATTTAGATAATCTAAAAAATGAATCTTCCAATTTTTATTTGTTAAGTTAATATTATTATTGATATTATTATCTTTATTTATTAATTTCCAAATATCCCAGTTACCTGCTGTTTTACTATACAAAAAATTAAATTTAAATATTTTGTGATTGTCTGTGATAACTAATATTATATATGGAGTTAATTTTTTTACATATGGGGGAAATAATATTTTTAAGGGTTCAATAATGTTATTTTGCAAGTCTATATTTATTGTGAAAGAAAGTTTATTACGTAAAGGATTATTTATCCAATCTCTGCTAAAACTATTTACAATTAATGTTTTTTTATTAGTATTAGTGTTAATTGTAGTTAAAACTTTCTCTATAATTTCTGGAATTATATTGATATTATTAAGAGTAGTATTTGTATTAGTATTATTAGTATTAATAGCATTAGGAGTAGTATATATATCAACATTATTTTCAATATTTGCTAACACAGTATTTGATATAGTTCTGCTATTTTCATAATCTCTCACTCTAATTAGTAATTCTTCATTTGTTAAGATATCCTTTCTACTATTATATTCTTCATTAGAAATGTCTATATTATTAGAATTAATATCAACAGTATCATTATTCATATTATTCTCAAGAGATGCTGTAGAAGATACATTTCCTATACTAGGTGGTATACTAGGTGGTATACTAGGTGGTTCATTAATACTGTCTATATTCTTATTTACATAATCTTTCATCTTAGCCAAAGTTATTGTGTTTAATTCCATTAATTTTACTGTGTTATTCATTAATATTGCATCTTTGCACATAGATGCAATAATTGTATTAATAATATTTAATAACACTTCGGGACTTAAAGATAATTTATATTTGTCAAGTAACATTTTGTTAGATGCTTGAATTATTAAATTCTTATTTTTTTCTGATTTAAAATCATCAACCACAGTCATTTTTCTTAATTGTTAATAATTGCACTATTATTTTTGCTTATATAATTATTTTATATTTTTTTTACTTAAATACGCGTTAATATTTGGTCTATATAAATAATTTCGACTTATAACCATATTATCATCTGTTATATTATTATCATTAGTTATGTAATTAATAAATTGATTATCTTTATAGGGATTTGGTATTTTTAATTCCTTATATTTTAAAATACAATTCAACCACCTTATTTGATGCGCCATAGAGAACATACCACATTCAGTATTTTTTTTTTGATGCTTCAAAGTATTATATGTTATTCTAAATTTACTATTAGGATATATTATTTGCAAACTCTTTTTTATATTGTTAATAAATTTTTTAACATACAAAGGTATATTAATACCATTACTATCATAATAGTGGGCACCATAACATTTATTTTGCGGATCTATTATAATAAATGTGGATGTCCAATGAGAACCACCTTGATTATGTTTATCAAGGTTAGTGATTAATCCTAAATGCTTAATATTTTTATTAATATATTTTTTAATATCCAGCGAACATATTTTACTATATAAACATCTGCCAAACTTATCTTCTTCGGAGAAATCGATTGGGAAAACACCTAAAAATGCGTACTTGTATTTATGACATTTATCGTATTGATTCATGACATCTTCTATGTCATAATTACTTAACCATTCAGTTTTATTTTTATACCATTCGATAGGCATTTCAGGACGCAATTCTTCATTCTCAATCATTTTTATTAGTTCCTTTGTTTTTGTATTAGTTGTTATTTTAGATATAGTTCCCGTCCAACACCAATATTGCTTATCATCACAAATTGGTTTAATCTTTTCATTTAATAGTTCAGATAGTTTTGATATTTTATCAGTTTTTTTATATATGATTTTGTCAGTTTTATATTTATTCCATGTATCTATTAAATATATTAATGATACTTTAGAAAATATATAGGGGTTTTTTGCATTTTTTGGACTATTATATTTAATAGTTTCCTTACTCATTTATGATATATATTTATCTACATATTATACAGAAAGTTATTTATAATTTAATAAAAATAAAAATGTATAAAAATAAAAATTGATATATATATAAGTATATTAAAATATTAAAATTATGGGTATAAATGAAGAATTACGTTCATTTATTAATAAATATAAGGTTGAGAAAGGTAAGCCATATACAAATACTAGTATAGGTTATCCCAGAGTCTCTCTATATGTCCCTAACGAAAACTATGATGAATTTACTAATATTTATAGTTTAGCACTCACAAATGGTCTACCCTTATATTTTACTGAAAAACCTACAGAACCCAGTTCACTTCGTGTTGATATAGATTTCCGTTTTACTATGCCTGATGACAAATCAGGTATTTATAATTCTCATGATTCTAATTCTTCCTTAAATAGCAAAAAAAAATATGACCGCGTTTATACGATAGAAAATATATTTATTATTGTAAATAATTATTTTAAGATAATTAATCAATATTTAGATGTTCCCGATGAAGCAAATGTAGCATATGTTATGGAAAAACCAAATCCGGTTGAATTCAGGAATAAGTTAAAAGATGGTTTGCATATTATTTTCCCCTATATTATTGTGAATAATAATGTTCAACACTTTATTCGGCGTAAGATTTTGGATGTCGCAGTTGATATTTTTAAAGATTTACCAATCTGCAATGATTATGAGTCTATTGTTGACAAAGCAATAATAGATGTTAATTGCTGGCAAATGTATGGTTCAAAAAAACCTGATTGTGATACTTATAGGGTATCAAGTATTTATAAATATAAAAATAGTGAGACTGAAAAAACTGAATATACATTAAACGCTACTGATGAAATTAACTTTATTAAATTATTTTCGATGCGTAATTTTTCTAAGAATATTCAAAACTTCGTTAAACCCGAATTTGATATTGAAATAAGTCAATATAGTAAACATATTTTACCTGCAATTGACCAAAAATTAAAAAGCAAATTGCAAAATAATATTTTTGGGAAATCATTAAATATTAATCGTACTTATATTTCGGACGATGAATTTAATTTTGCTAAAAAGTTAGTAGACTGTTTGTCATCTTCGAGAGCAGATAATTATACTGATTGGATAAATTTGGGTTGGGTCTTGCGTAATATTGATTACAGGTTACTTGAAACGTGGGTAGATTTTTCAAAAATTAGTAGCGCATATATTGAGGGCGAATGTCATAATCTTTGGGATAAAATGAGAAAAGACAATATGGGCATCGGAACTTTGAGATGGTGGGCGAAGCAAGATAATTTAGTAAAGTATGTAAGTATTCTTGACCAAAGTATAATTCCTAAAATAGATTTGAGTGTAAATAGCGATGGGGCGCATTTTGACATCGCTTGTGTAGTGCATGCTATATTCAAAGATGATTTTAAAGCAATATCAAAAGACATATGGTATAAATATGATAAACAAAAGCATCGATGGGTTCGTGCTAGAGAAGGCTTAGACCTTCGAAAAATCTTAAGCACAGATATTTGTAAAAAATTCATGGAGCGTTCTAATTATTATAACGAATATACGGAAGACCCAACATTAAAAGCAATTAATGACGAGAGAAGTAAGAAATGTCTAAAGATTGCTACTCAATTAAAGAACTCAAACTTTAAAGATTCTATTATGAAAGAATGTCGAACTCTTTTCATAGATGAAAAGTTTGAAGAATTGCTAGATAGCAGGTCTCATTTGATTGGTTTTGACAACGGAGTATATGATTTAAAAATGCATATGTTTCGAGATGGGATGCCCGATGATTACATTTTGCTAAGCACTAAATTAAACTATGTTAATTTCAATAATGAATTAGCAGAAGTAGCAGAAATTAATGAGTTCTTCTCTAAGTTATTTACTAATAAAAATTTGAGAAATTATGTAATGGATGTATTAGCATGTATTATAGATGGTAGTATCGCACAAGAGCGTTTCTATATATTTACTGGACAAGGCAGTAATGGTAAATCGCGTCTTCTTGATTTAATTCAAAAGTCGATTGGTGAATATTATTGTATTCTGCCGATTGCGCTGTTAACGCAAAAAAGGGCTGCAAGTAATGCTGCGCAAAGTGAATTAGAAAGAACTAAAGGTAGGCGATTTGCTGTAATGCAAGAACCAAGTGAAAATGACAGACTGAATATTGGTTTAATGAAAGAATTGTCAGGACAAGATAGGATATTAGTAAGAACACTATTTAAAGAACCATATGAATTTAAACCGCAATTTAAGATGATATTAACTTGTAATGAACTTCCTGAAATTCCTAGTGATGATGGTGGAACTTGGCGTCGTATCAAAGTATGTAATTTCTCAAGTAAATTCACAGAGACTCCTGATATTAATAAACCGAATGAGTTCTATATGGATATGGAATTAACAGATAAATTTGAAAGATGGAAAGAAGTATTTATTAGTCTACTAATTGATAGACATAAGCACATTAACCCTATGGCTATAGCAGAACCAAGTGAAGTACGTGTTGCGACTGAGAGTTATAAGCAAAATAATGATATTGTTGGACAATTCATTAATGATAGAGTTATAATTGACCCCCAAATTAAGGAACCGCGTATTACTATTACAAAATTATATTCCGACTTCAGGTTATGGAGTATATCTAATGTTGTTAAAGGCAAGAAATGTCCTGACCGTAATCAATTAAAAGCATATGTAGAAAAATTATTAAGTAAACCTTATGAAGCGAAAGGTTGGACAGGGATTGCATATAAGCAAGATAATGAAGACGACGACGATGATGAATAATATAAATTGTATTTATTATAGAATATTTTATAACATAAAATTGTAATATACATATTTTTTATTTTTTAGGTTTAACTACTTTGACTTTTTTAGGTTTAACTACTTTGACTTTTTTAGGTTTAACTACTTTGACTTTTTTAGGTTTTCTTTTTTTGCCTCCTATTGTTGTACTTATTAAAGGTAATATTTTACTATGTATTTCGGGGTCTTTTTTACTAAGATAAGCATCTATCATATTTTTAAAACATTTAAAAATTTGGTTATAATCTTTATAAGTCGCATTATTAAGTTCTATAAATGTTTTAAGTTCTTTAATAAATTGTTCAGGACACCCTGCAAACCAGCATAATGATTTAACAGTACCAGCACGGTTTGCTATTTTTTCTATAAATTCTTCTAATGATGTATAATTAATAGCGATTCCTAAACTAATTACCCTAATAGTATATGTTTTTTTATTTGATACTGTTAATTCATTAAATGAAAGTTCTTTTTTCTTCTTGTTACCATCAAGTATATTATCTGCTAAAAAATTTAAAATACTGTTTAATTCATTAAGATTTTTTTCAGTTTGGTTTACATTAAGTTGCTCAGTCGCTTTTGGTTGCTCAGTTGTGTTAGGTTTCTCTTCTGCTTTAATTTGTTCGAGGGCATTAGATTGCTCTGTATTACCAATTGCATTATGTAGTTCTACTGTTATATTTTTTATTATATCTCTAAATTTGTTCATAATTTTGCTATCATCTATGGTTTCATTTTCTTCATCTTTAACGTTTTCTACCATATTTATCATTTCATTTTCTAATACATCTAATTTGTTTTCTTCAAATGTTGTTATACTTGATTGTAATTCTTCATTTTTTTTATTAGATTTACGTTTAAAACTTTTTACATATTCAATAGCGCTACTAATGGCATTTTTAATACTTTTTTTAACACTAATATTAACAATAGGTTTTGCTGCAATATCTGCATTCTTTTTTTGTGCTAATTTTACGGGGGTATCTCTATGATAACCAGTTTTTTTAGATTTTTTAAATTTTGGTGTATAATCATTTGTAGTAGTATTCATATGCTTATCTCTATATTAATAAGTATATTTTTTTGAAACTTACAAAGTTTTTATAACCATACCCATATATTATAAAAAATGATACAACATACACCGTAAATTATATAATAAAATATGCCTGAACTTATTTGGAAGGTCGAAGACAATCAATTTGATTTATTTGAATTCTTTGATGATAATATTTGGAGTGGTGATGATAATTTTATATCATTCGTATTTAAAAATATAGAATTAATGAACCGCGAAGCAAGAATTATATTTGCTAATTATACTTTTATTGATAATTTTTGGGAAGTATTAGAAGAAGATAAAATAGATTATATATATAAAAAAGTTATTGTAAAAAATATAAATAAACTTTCTTTTACAGAATGCTATAATCTTCTATCTATTTTTACAGATTGTTGGAGAGATGAAAATGATGAATTATTCACAATTAAAAAACTAAAAAACATTAATGAACTAATAGTAATTAAAACAAAGGTTTATTATTTAATGGTTAATTGCATAATTTATTGTAATCATATTGAATATATATCTGATGAACTTTTATATCAAATTAATGTTATAAAAAACGTAGATAATACAGAAACTACTAATTCAACTATAGATGATAATACTCAATCCTCTCGCATTTGTTATAAAATATTATTGAAAAATAATTCTAATAATATTGCAAAATGTATATATGAAAAAGTTGGAGATACTAAAAATACTGATAAGGAGTTGTTAGTTAACTCAACAAATGACTATATATTTAATCACTTGAAATCGCAATTGTATGAAAAAGAATATTTAGAAAAAATAATATATGAATATGGTATTCAAAAAGCGATAGAAGATTTTATTGTAAATAGGAATTGTTATGATAATATTATTATACTTATAGACGATGATATATCTTTGATATATTTAGGAATTATTTACTATATAATATGCGAGTCATTTGAATACAAGTCATTTATTATAAGTAGTTTATAATTTTACAGAATAAATATGTTATAAACTAAAATGATATTATAAAAAAATGATTTTGAAAGTTGTCAAATTTTTCAACAACCAATCAACGAAGCAATCGCATAGAGAACATCAAAAAACACCAAGTTAACTTATGACGTCCAACGTAGATTATCATCAGATTAAATACAAGATTGCTGATATATCTCAAATTATAGACACGCATACAAATAAATATGTAGTTGAAAAAAGAATTAAAAAAAGTGCTAGAAGTCACTCACCGGGTCGTAGTAGCGATAATAATAATTACTGTCAATATAAAAAAGATAGGTTTGAACAGTTCCTTGATTTCTTAATAGTGAATTTAAAAATATTAAGATTTATATGTATAATAGCATTTGTAATAATAAAGTTTGTATATATATTTGCTTACATATACATTAAAGTTTCAGGTGACACAAAGGTATTTGGTTAGATATCGCTAGGATTAGATAGGTATTTAATCCATAATTCTTTAGGGTAGTTAGATTTTTTTAGATTCAAGAAAAAACCCAACTCGACTGCTTGCTCATAATAACCTTTATTTTGTGCTAACTGATTATCATTATACAAGTTATTTATGCCTTTTAGAGAAAGCAGATGGTTAATCTCATAAATATTCTCAATAAATTGATTTAATATATCATCTGTAATAATTAAATTATTTTTATTAATTGAATATTTAGATACAAAACTTTCTAAAATTTCTTTGGATGTATTTAGTAGATTATACAATTCTTTTTTATTAATTCGCGGTTGTCTTGATGTCTCACATTGGTTTGACAATATAGCTTTCCCTTTATATCGCTTAACTTTACATAGTTTATCGAGAAATGCCATAACATTAATGTCTACAATAATAGGTTCCATAAAAGGCAGACTATTATTTATTTTCTTATAGAGAGAAACTGATTTAAGTAAATTTGCGGATTCCGAATCTTCAACAACATATATCCAAGCATATACCTTGAAATTGCAATCAAAATGCTTGTCGTGTTCTGTTATATACTTAGATATCGCACCATGTCTATGATTTCCATTAATGATTTTAATATTTTTTTCATGAGCGTTGCTATTAGGGTCATAAATACAATCAATTGTAAAAGGGATATCATACCCTTCGACAATAGAAGCATATAACTCATTTATTTTATCTTCATCTAATACTCTATTAAATACAATAGGTGTTGCATATGCAAGAAACTCTCGAAAAGTAATTTTGATTAAAAATTTATTATCATTAATTTTATCAATTATTTTGTCAGCAATATTAAAGAATTGTAAAGAAATATTTTGTGCTGGGTCAGGTATATTATTTTCTTTAGAATTTAATTTATCAAATTCTACTTTTATTCTTGCATCATCGGTATAACTCATACTTTGTATCTTTGTTGTATATTATCTATATAAACTTGTTGTATATATCAATTTTTATTTGTTTCCAACAATATAAATATATATGCAAATAGTGAAGATATTATTAACCCACATATCTCGATTGCTATATGGTAAGGAAATGCATAAGTATTCATCATCGCGTCGCAATTGTATTTCTCATTAAAGAAGAGCGCAATAATAACTGCAAACAATATTAGCAATACTGGTAATAAGCGCTTGACAACTATAGGTAATTTAACATTCCACAATCCTGTAATAAGCACGATAACCCATATATTTATTCCAGATATAGCGTTATATACAGTTCCTATATAATTATATAGTATGTATATGTCAAGAAGTATCGCTACTAATATTACAGGAATATAAGGGAGATTTCCTGAAATGAATGATATCGCAGTAATTAGCGCGATTATTATAATATACGTGATTGAGTGAATAATATATACGTGTTCTAAACTATATTCATTATCATTCCAATACATATGAGAATATGCGTGATATGCTTGGAATAGTAATAAGGATATTATAAAAAATTGGATTTCTATATGCTTTGCTTGCAATAATAAATAAAGTAAAATAATACAAGACAGTATATTGATACTTGCTGAATATGGTTGGTCTACAATTTCACCTCTAACCTCACATGTATTAAAAGGAAATGGTTTGCTTGGTTTATTTGCGTCCATCTTTATTATAAATATACTTAATATTTTTGTAAATAATATATATATATATTAGAGATAGATAATGTCATATGTTTCAAACAAAAATTTTGAAAAGAATCTAGATAAAATAGATTGGTCGGTATTATCAACAAATACTAATGCAATAAAATTAATTAAAAAAAAAATAATAAAATGGCATGAATTATCTTCAAATTCAAAAGCGATTAAAACATTAGAAAACAAAAAGTCTTCTTCTAAGAAGTCTTCACAGACAGTTTCGCGAAAACCGTCTGCGAAATCCCTTTCTGCAAATAAACCCAAAGTGCATTACCAGACCCGCGCCATCAATAGAACTATTTAAATCTTAATGTAATTTTTTAGTTTCATTTTTAACAACTTATTTATATATGTAATATATATTAGATATATGCCATATAAAACAAAGACACGCCAAGAACAATTAGCAAAAGAAGAACGTGCTAAAACAAAACTTGCAAAAACTGCATATATATTAACAGTAAATAAACAATTAACAAAAAAAAATATAAATAATGTTAACACAAAAAAATTGTCATTATTAGATTTACCTGTAGATATTCTTGATAAAATTTTTAATGAGCATTATAAAGAGTTACTTAAAAAGGTATTAAGAAGTTGGATCTCAATTGATAAAATATATTTGTATTATTTCTGCGATAACACAAATATAAATGCTATGACCATATTAAAGACGTTGGACCCTGACAATTTAGATTGGAAAGCTTTATCAAGTAATCCATCTGCGATTGAATTATTAAGTTTACCAGAAAATTACCATAGAATAAATTGGAAAGCATTATCAGGTAATCCATCTGCAATTGAATTATTAAGTTTGCCAGAAAATTACAAGAAAATAGATTGGGATGAATTATCAGGTAATCCAAGCGCAATTAAATTATTAGAAGCAAAAAAGGAAAATATTAATTGGGGGAACTTATCACAAAATCCAAATGCAATTCATTTAATAAAAGAGAAAGTAAACCATGAGAATGATTTATTAACAGAAGAAGAATATGATAATTTAAATTATAAGGAAAGAATAGATTGGGAAAAATTATCAGGTAATCCATCTACAGAAGCTAGTAAATATTTAAGTTTACCAGAAAATTATTTCATTATATTTTGGGATAAATTATCAAGTAATCCAAATAAAGAAGCAATTAAATTATTAAAAAAGAAAATAAAAGAAGAAAAAAATTTAACAGAACATGAACTTAATGCATTATCTATTCATCAAAAAATAGATTGGTTTAATTTATCAAGTAATTATGGTGCAATTAAATTATTAAATGCTAATCAAGATAAAATAAGATGGGATACTTTGTCTGCAAATCCAAAAGCGATTCCATTAATTAAAAAAAGAATAATAAAAGAAGAAAAATCTGGTTATGATAATGAAAAAATAAAGAATAATATAGATTGGAATGAATTATCTGCAAATCCAAAAGCGATTAAAATATTAGAAAATAATAAAGAAAAAATAGAATGGAAAGATTTTTCAACAAATCCTTCTATATTCGCTATTGACCGTGGGAATAATAATTCGTCTTCTTCTAAAAAATCTTCTTCTTCAAAATCACCACGAACACCATCTGCTAAATCTCTTCCCATAAATAAACCAAAACGCATTACAGGTCCCCGTCGCGTCAATAAAACTATTTAAAGCAGGTAATTTTGCTAATTTTTATTTTTGTTACTTATATAATAGTATTAATTATATAGTATAAAATGACGGGACAAGTTTCGTTGTTATCTGAAAGTCCTGTTACTTATATAATACGTTGTAAGATATCACAACAAATAATTTTGATACGCAATCATGTCTATTTGCTAAAATATTGGTTATGCGGACGTTTACCTTTTCTTGAATATTATATATAAATGTTATATCTATCTAAATATACCTTGCAAAAATTGTTTATATATATATTCTTATATTAGATATATGTCAAAATTACAATCAAAACAAGAAGAATATGTTAAAAATCAAAGAGCGGATACAATATATAGAATAATAACAAATAAACTAAAAAAAGATTCAAAAATATCACCAAAAAAAGATTCAAAAATATCACCAAAAAAAGATTCAAAAATATCACCAAAAAAAGATTCAAAAATATCACCAAAAAAAGATTTATCTCTCGAGTCGCTACGTAAAGATATAATAGATAAGAAAAAAATATTATTATCTGATTTACCAGATGATATAATTAAAATATTTGTAAAAAAATATAAATCTTTACTTAAATATAATTTAAGAGAATGGATTCCTCATCGCAAAATATATTGGGGTTTTTGTTCATCAAATCCAAATGCTATTGATTTTTTAAGTTCTCCAGAGAATAAAAAATATATAGATTATTCACAATTATCAAAAAATACAAATTCAAAAGCTCTAGAATTAATAAAAGAAGAAATAAGAAATAATCCAAATAATATTTATATAGATTGGAGAGCATTATCTGCTAATCCAAACGCAATTGATATATTAGATGTAAATAGAAATAAAATAAAATGGTATAGTTTATGCTTAAATACAAGTCCAAGAGCGATTCAAATATTAAAAGAAAATCAATTAGAAAAAGATAATGGGAATGATGATATATATTGGAATAATTTATGTCTTAATACATCTGACGAAGCGATTGATTTTTTAAGTTTACCAGAAAATTATCGCTATATAGAATGGGATATTTTATCTCTTAATACAAATCTAAAAGCGATAGCATTATTAATAAAGAAAGAAAGTGAAGAGTTTGATTTAGAGGACAGAGAATTTAATCGTTTACAAGATAATGAAAAAATATGTTGGACAAATTTATCAGAAAATCCAAACGCTATTAGTTTATTAGAAAGGAAGTGGGAAGAAGAAAAAGAATTATTGAAAAATGATATTAAACAATATAATATATTAAAAAATAAATATTATATAATACATTGGGATGTTCTATCAGGAAACCCAAGAGCGATTGATTTATTAAGAGATAAAATAGAAGAAGAAAAAAAAATACCAAAAAAGAAGTTTGATCGTTTAGACGATAATGAAAAAATAAATTGGGCTAAATTATCTGCATCTGCAGAACCAAAGGTTATTCAATTATTAGAAGAAAATCCAACAAAAATCGTTTGGTTTACATTATCTGCTAATCCAAAAGCGATAAAATTATTAGAAGAAAATCCAACAAAAATAAATTGGCCTCAATTATCAAAAAATCCAAAAGCGATAAAATTATTAAAAAAAGAATTAAAAGAAAACCCAGAAAATATAGGTTGGTATCAATTATCAAAAAATCCAGAAGCAATTTCAATATTAGATAAAAATAGGGATAAAATAATTTGGTCTCAATTCTCAGAAAATCCAAATGCTGGTGAATTATTAAAGGATAGAATAGATTTTGAAGGTAAATTACCACAAAAAAAGTATAATCAACTAACAAACTACAGTAAACTAAATTGGATAGCTTTGTCATTAAACCCTTCTATATTTACGCTATCATAAGGAAAATTTATTACTTTTAAATCTTCAAGGGTGTAAACTAATGTAATTCCATTTCTTGTTCTCCTACCGCTATTATAAATTTATCATATATATATTTCTCTCTCTCTACATCATTAAATTCATCAGGAAACCCAAAAAAATCTATACTATAATGACATGTATGTGCCTCCGGTAATTTTTTAACATTTACGCCTACCCCATATTTATAAAAAATTTTATAGATTTTAGTTCTATCATAATAAGTTAGACCTGTCCAAAATCGTAGTAAATTTCTAATAAAATCAAGGTGGTTATCGACTGAAACACCATCTCTTCTTTGTGTAATAATACTTGTTAGATATTTTTTAATATCATTTTCTTTCTCAGTTTTTTCTTCATCTGACATCTTATCATCGGGATTATAATTTGGATCTGATTCTGATAAATAACTGACCTCTATTTTTACCTTTATGTTACTAGTGAGTTCTTCTAAAATTGTGTCAGTTAACTGCTCATTTGTAACTAAAAGACTTAGTTGTTCTATAGTAACTTTTTTTCTATATAGGAATTTTCTTATTTCATTACTAAACCCTGCAAATAAGGAATCATATCTCTTTTTCATATTTTTTCCTGAATTAACTTCTTCTTTACTTAAAAAGTTTTTTGTTACTACATGTTTTGCTTGTTGGAGAATAAACTTTATATAATTCTCTTTAGTTATTTTTTCTCCGTCTGCTTTTTTATGTGATGCAACTGTGCGGTCATATATATCTTTTTTCATTTCATATTCTGTTAACTGTACTTTCCATTTTTCATCATATTCTCTTAGTTTTCTTTCTTTTGATGAATTTTTAACTGCATCTTTTGTAGTAGAAAGCATTTTGTATCTTAGCAAATCAATAGGAAGTTGTGCTTTTATAGGTATAGGTGGTTCAACATCTTCATTTACAGTATAAGAATGGTCTTTTGATTTACTAATAATATATATGTTGTTATACGATAAATCTACATCTTCGACAGATTCTATATTAGTGTTATTAATCATATTGATATAGGATATTGTAGTTTTAAAATCTCTTAAGTAAAAATATAGTATATCATAGTAATTTAATTCGCTTGGTTGATTTATTAATCCGGCTAATATATATGTTGAAAGTTGCTTAGGTAATCCTATCAGTTCATTAAAAACAGTAAGACATAATAGTTTTCCTATTACAAAATATATATATTCATAATCGTTTTCCTTATTAAAATCCATAATAGATGTTTCATTTTTATAATTTTGTTTATATGCGCTTATTACTTTTTTAAAATTTTCATCAGGTTCAAAGTTAGGATTAATACAGTATATATCGCCTTCAATATTTGCAGGGGATATAAAAGGTCTTGTAAGATTTTTATCGTCACAAAATAACTCTTCAAATAACTTTGTGAAAAATTCACGCTTTGGACCACCTGCATCTATGGCGTCTTTTTTGAATTCATTTAATTCATCATCTATTTCATATATATCTACATAAAATTTATTAAAATCATGTATAAATATATCTCTGAATTCCTCGTTATATATTTTCCCCTTCAGAGTATCATAATAGATTAATAGAGATGCAAAAGCGCTGTTTTGATAATAATTAATACTATATCGTTTTGCATGGATTTCATCTGAATGAAAGTAATCTTCGATAGAATTTCTAATATCTTTTATACACATAAAGGGGTCCTTAGTATATTTTTCGCATTTTTCAATCATTTTATCTTTAAATTTCTTATATTTTTTTCCTTCATTATTCGTTTCATCATCATATATATTATTAATTGCAATACACATTTTAGTATTAATATCTTCTATAAGTTTACCTCTACTGGCAGGGAGTTTTGTTTTCTCGGCAACAGTTAAAAGTTTTAGTTTTGTATTTATTACCGAGTTCATAAACTTTATTCCTTTTGGAGTAATATTTATAGGCGTAATATTATAATCGTATACTAATGCTTGCTCAAATATTGCGTTATATTCTTTCCCATCTGTAGTTAGTAATATATCTGGTATTTTAGGGTCTCTGTTTGGTTGACTTGCCCATCGTAAGCATTCGCCGACTGTATAGTATTTATTAATAATATATTTTGAATCTCTCTTTTTAATAACAATTTCACTTTTGGATTTTCTTATAATATAACTTGAACTCTTTTCAACAACAGGCGCATAATAATTTGCGATTTTAATATAACTATTTTTAGCAATTGCAGTAATACCAAGATTATTCAAGTCTTCCTTGCTAAATAAAATTTCTGTAGGGAAAAGTCCAATATAATTTTTTGAGTTTAAGAAAAAAGTAGTTAATTCTTTATTAATAATTTCAATACCTTCTTTTTCAATACCTTCAATATAACTTCTATTTTTGTGTTGTCTGTCACTTATTTTTATCCATTTTAATCCTAATGTATTTGTTAAAGCACCAAGACTTTTATTAATAAAAGGTATATAGTAGGTTGCTATATTAATATAACTATTCTTTGTAATATCTGTAATACCAAACTTTGCAAAGTCTTCCTCATTAAATAATACATAAAAAGGCACTTCGCTCTCTTCTTTTTTTAATTTATAAAAAGCATTTATTAATTTTTTATTAATAATTTCAATACCTCCATTTGGTTTCTTGACGCCTACATTTTTCCATTTCAACCCAATTTTACTAGGAACTATTTTATTTTCTTCTTTTTTCTTTGCAAATTGCAATTCTTTGTCAATAATATATTTCTCTAACTGGTCTCTTGATTGTGCAAATTTTCCTTCTTTTTTTAATATTTTTTCTATGACAGTTGAAAGCGCCAATATAATATAATATCCGCGTGAGGTTATCATGCGTGGTATTAATTTAGTATCATATTGATAACTTATACATAATAGGCGATTGTATATTGGTGAATCTATTAAGATTCGCTTAAATGTTCGAGGATTAATAATCGGTAGCGTAACCCATTTTTTACATTCTTCATATGTAAAACCGTTGAGAACATTATTATCAGTAAGAACTCTGTGTTCATTATAATCATTAAAATAAGGTTCGTCTAAATCTTTTATCGCTTTTGTTAATTCCTCTCCAATCAATAATCCCATCCCTTCAGGTAATCGTATTTTTTTAGGTTCGTCAGATATAAAAGGTACCAATTTATAATAGGAATTTATATAATCACCACTATTAGGGTCAAGTCTGCGTTCAGAGTATGTTTTTGTTCTTATATCAAATTTTATCTTCTCAACAAAATCTCGCGGTATTGTATCTTCTACAATATTCTTAAAATATTTTTGTATTTTATCATCTCCTACAAAGGAATATTTTACAGCGAAAGTAATTAATTCTTTTGTAATCTTCTTTATTAATTCGGCGTTCTTAAAATTGTTTGATTTATTAGAATATGATAGGAATCCTATCGCCAAATCTGGATTAAACTCTGTCTCAGAATCTATAAGTTGCGCATATATATTATTAATAAAATTACTAATTACACCTTCTATAGTATCATAATTATTTTCCTTTAAAATGTTTATTAAAGAAGATTCATTATGTTTTTTCCTTCGTAAATAAACATCAATTGGAACTGTTATACGAGCTTTTGCGCCTTCAGTTGCATCTTTTAAAATATTATTTACTAATTGTCCATTTATAACTTCATTTTGAAGATCAACAAGAAACTTCATAAATGCTTCAAAAATAGAATTATCAATTTCTTTTTTTGGTAGAAGTCCTTTTTTATATTGATATTCTGCTACTAATCTTTTTTCCTCATTATTTTCTAACACAATATCCCTTTGTAATCTTCTTTCAGAAGAGTTCAAACTTTTATAAGATGAAGAAGAAGATACACCGAATGTATTGTTTTGTGCTTTAGTTGCTTCTCTAGCAGCTCTGCGACTTGGTGATGTAGGCGATTCTATCTTTAATTTTTCATCAAATGACACAATATCATGTTTTAGAAAATAATCATCAGTTTCTTTAATAAACTGTAATCTTATTTTAATATTTTCAATAAGTTTATTGGCATTTCTATATAACATCTTGTCAAATTTATCATCAGGTATAGTATTTAAAATACGAGGCGTTGGCATACCATATTGAATTGTGGTATATAATAATTCGACATATATACGACTTCCTACCATTATATTATCATTAGTTTTTGTTGTTTCATTCTGTCGCGGATTTACTAAATGATTTTTTGCCCATATTTTACATTCCTTTCGTGTGAAAGGAGGAGTTATATAATCATCGTCGCCGGTCATACTAACCTTACTATTTAAAGTATATAACCGAAGAGTCTTTTTCTTCCTATATTCATTAATTTTATCTACTATTTTTTGTCTGAGTGCAGAATTATGAAAACATTTCCTTTTAACTTTATTTAAAAAAGATCTAGGGTTCTTTAATTCTTCATCGCTTAAAATATTCTTTCTGTATATGTATCTTTTATCAACACCATTTATATAAGGAGAAATACTAGGGTCTTTAATCCATAATAAACATTGGTCATCATTTAATCTTACTGGCATTTTATTTAGAATATTCTAATATATAGATATATATATATTGATATAAAAATAATAAATGGTTATTATATTTGTGTAATACAAAATATACTTACGAGTAAAAGGAAGGTTTTATAGTATCTCCATCTTCATTAATTTTGAATCCACTAAAATACATATTATATTCAAACCAATCACGTATATCTCGTAGGTCATTCATATAGTCAAAATTATATTCTGGATATATATTATTATTAAACATAGTTAATATATTTAGTATACATAATATAAAATTATATGATTCTAATATGTTGTTATAAATATCAATATAACATTTAAATATATATTTATCAGTATATTCTACTCTTATTCTATCATTTAATAATTTGATTTCTTTGATATTTCTATATTCTTTATCAGTATCATTACGTTGATTTCCATTATAATGTCTTAGACTTATGAAAATATGGGCATATTGCTCTAATATATTCTTAATATAATTGTAATTTGCAGAAGGTATCTTATCTTGTATAGGATATATTGAAAAATCTATATATTTAATACTAGAATATGTGCTATTATATTTTATCATTTTTGTTTTATTAAGTTGTAAGAAATCTGTCTTATAATCAGCATAATATGCAAAATATTTGTAATATGGGTCTCCAATATCTCTTCTACTGCATAATAAAATGCTCCATGTTGCATGATTATTATTATTATCAATATTACTTTTACCATTAATATATTCTACTAATTTGTTAAAATTATCTATTGCTTCCCTTTTATCACTTATACTGTTAAGCGAATATTGATAAACTTTCTTGTATATTATCGCATGTATATCGTCGGGTAGTTCATATAAATAATTCTTGATAAATGCGGAATACATTATATATTAATTTTAATTAATTATATTATTAATCAATATAATTTATCAATTTTTTTGATATAATAGATGCTTTTATATTTACATATATATAGAAGTATATACAAAGATAACAAATGTCTAAACAAGGGAAAGCAGATATTGTATATAAAATGTTGACAAAGCAAACAAATAAAAAAAGAACTTCTAAATCGCCTCCTATAATTGATTTAGAAAGTGCACTAAAAAAGGAACCACTAGGAGAGAATGCAATACTAAGACTTTCAATAGAAGACTATGAGTTAATGTGTAAAAATAAAAGATATAGAGAAGCGATGGCGAATGTATTAAATACTAATATAGATGATTTAACTGTATTTTGTCGAGATGTTAAAATTTTAGAGAATTATGTTGATTTATCACAAATTACAATCAAAGAAAAAAAGATTGCTAAAAAATTACCAATTAAAATCTTATTATCAGATTTACCAGATGAATCACTAAAATTAATTACAGAAAAATTCAAAACTTTACTTGAATATAAATTAAGAGATTGGTTACCAAGTAATAAATTAAGTAATGATTTTGTATCTGCTAATTTAAACTCAATTGATTTTTTGAACTTACAACAGAATAGAACATTAATAAGTAAACATATATTATCTGAGAATCCAAATGCTATTGATTTTTTAAGCTTGCCAGAAAATAAAAATTTTATAAATTATCGCTATTTATCATGTAATAAAAGTTCAAATCCAAAATTGATTGAATTATTAAAAGCTGAATTAAAAGAAAATCCAAATATTAGAAGACAAATAAATTGGGAAGAATTATCAAAAAATCCATATGCGATAGAAATATTAACTTCGCCAGAAAATTATGACTATATAAAATGGAAAAGTTTATCATGTAATACAAGTCCAGCTGCGATTAAATTTTTATTAGAGGACAAAAATATTGATTTTATAAAATGGTTTGAATTTTCTAGAAATTCTTGTAATAGCGCTATTCAATTTTTAAAAGATAATCCAGAATATATAGACTGGGAAGGTTTATCAGCAAATACAAATTCAAAAGCGATTTCATTAATTAATGAAAAAATAATAGAGGAGAATAAGTTATACAGATTATCACCTACTGAGTATGCTGAATTACGAAATAAGGTATACTGGCGCGCATTATCTGCAAATCCAAAAGCGATTGATTTGATTATAGCAAAAATAAAGGATGGAATAAGGTTAGATGATATAGATTGGGATGCTTTATCGCAAAATCCCTCTATATTTTTTACTTTTAATAAAAATATAGATGCAAAGAGCAGAATAATTGCAAGAATACTATCAAGTAGTTTGATACCATCAATATCTAGCGCAAAAACAAAAATATCAAATTTACCCGATGATTTACATGAAAAAATTGTAAAGGATTTAAAAAATATATCTAAAAATAAATTGAGAGATGGTATTCCAATTGACAAATTAAATTGGAATTATTTATCAGCTAATCCCAACGCAATTTATTTATTAAGAGAAAGAATGTATTTTGAAAAAAATTTATCAGAAGACGAGTATAAAAAATTACCATATCAAATAAATTGGGCTGCTTTGTGTACTAATAGTGACCCAGAAGCAATTATATTATTGAGTTTACCAGAAAATTACGATAAAATAGATTGGTTAAGGTTATCTAGTAATCCAAACGCAATAAAATTATTAGAAAAAAGAGTTAAATATCAATTAAGTTTAAATGCAGAACAATTACATCGTTTAAGTATACATGAGCGTGTAAATTGGCAAAAATTGTCTACAAACCCAGCTATATTTGCTCCTATGTAAACCCATATAAAAATAATTTACGTATATTATGTAAGTAAGAAATATAAAGAATGTTCCAGACTATTATGAAGTTGTATGATACCCAAACGACCGCAACTACTGTTCCTGTCAAAGGTAAGTATATCTATTTTGGTGCTTCAATCATTTATTGCGATGAGAAGAATTCTTGCATGGTATATTATCCTACATATAATAATGTGCTACCAGATACATCACCTATATCACCCGCAAATACTACTATGATTACATCAGTATCAAGTTAATATTTAACCTTTTTTAATTTTTATTATTTTTTCTTCCTGCAGATTGAAAAGTTGAACTTCTAATCTGTTTTTGTTAATAATATATGCGTTTTATTTTTATATGGGTTTACGCTTTACATTTGTTCAATCTTAAGCTTATATCTTTTTAACCTTTCTAATGTTTTATCGGCGTTGTCGTTCAATCCGAAAGGAAACTTAGGCAAGTTTAATATTGGTTTATTTTTCCGGTATGGAAAAAATCTTCTATTAATAAACAAACCTTCTGATAATTTGTCTTGTAATAATTGTAATGTATCTATTGAAAGCTTATTATATTTATTATTAGAATTAAATATAATAGGCAACTTTAAAACGTCTTCTTCAATTATTGTGAAGATTATATCTCCTAATTTAATAGCTATATATATATTTATACTCCCTATAATTTCTTTTTGTTTGTCTTCAGTTTTTACATCTTCCCACCATTCAAACTCAAGATAATTATCATAATATCTGCTACAATCTACTAATAATGGTCTAATCTCAGAAGATAAATTATAGGTGGGTTTTTTGGTAAAATGTTTAATCTTCTTACATATTTCATCTAAGTCTGCGTCTGTTAATTCAACCCTATTAAAAAAGTTAATAGGTTTCTCGCAAACGTCTATACATTTTAATATATAATTATATATACTAACAGTATCAAAACGGTAATGATATTCGTGTGTTCCATTTTTATAAATAATGTCTGATGCGTATTTCCGTTTTTTAGGGGTCATCTCTTCGAATGCTTCTTGTGTGTAAGGGTCTATGTCATTCTTATAATAACCTTCAATTTCTTTATAACTGCTACTATTACTGTTATTACCGTTAATACCATTATTATCACGTTTATTATTCTTCTTATCGCTAATTGTAGTGAATGCCTTCAAATTACCAGAATATTCACTATGATGTATTTTACCTACACTTCCAAAACTCTTTGCTTTTCTGTTCGATACATGTAATAATGGCTCATCTTTTTTAAGCCTTTTATAAGCATTCAGAGACAATAATTCCTTGCGTTGTTTAGGCGAATATTTACCTTCATATATGCGTTCATATACATCTTTATTAAATATATATTTTTTCATTTTTTTATCATCATGATCTTTCATATTTTCTTCAAATTCTTTTAATTTCTTTTTGTTTGATAAATTGTTTTCATAAAATTCTATTAGTTTATTTTCATTTGATGAGTTTGCTTTAATTGCGTTTTGTAAACGTATTTTATACATTTGTAATTCTCTTGGAAGTTGTTGTTTTACAGGTATCTGTGGTTCAATCCCTTTATCTATATTATAGGAATCTTTAATAGGTTTGTAGATGGTGTTTTTTTTATTATCCATATATAATTTTAAAATGGTATTATATATTGATAACAAGGTTTCAAAAACATTACTTGATTGTGATTCATCTTCCATATATTCTTCATCTCCCATATAATTCATTATTTTATTTGAAATATCAATATATTCTATTCTGGTGATGTTTTTTTTATGCTTTGTCAATACATCTACTAAATATTCTTTTAGTATAATCCTATCATTCTTCTTCTCGGGATTTTCAATATACTCAAGAAAGTAATCGAATGGAACCTTGCTAAATATTTCTTTACAATATTTCATTATATCCATATTAAATTTTATTTTGTCAATCACATCGCTTGTTATTTTTGTTTCTCGTTGTTCTCGCATATATCCCAATATATTTTCAATATCAATACATAGTTTCATTATCAGATTGTGTATAGAAAGTTCACTTTTACTCGTATTTAATAAATAATTTTTGTAGAAATTAAATACATAAAGAAACTCATTCGTATAATGAAAGTCTATATAGGTTTCTCCCTCATTATATTCGAATTGCGAAGTATTATATACTGCAAGATCTATATATATACTTAGTTCGCTTTGAAATGTAGGGTCATATTGGGATGTTTTTGATTTAATAAAATATACTATAAAAAGATAGTCATAGTATATTTGATATTTACTATCTTTGCTTCTATCTGTAAATACGCAAGTATGTTCGATTGGCAAACTTTCTTTTAGTTTATAACAATCTTCGATAGACAATCTCTTGCTTGATGATGATTTCCTTTTTGTTTTAGTATTCAAAATATTGTCAATCAACCCATCCATAATTTGTTTATATATACGCACATATTCACCATTAGGATTAAAAGAAATAGAGATTTCTTCATTTGTATATGGATTAATTTTTGGATGTTTTTTCCATTTATTGGCATAATAAATAATAATATCTAAGGGCTTTGGTAATTTTTCTAATCTTATTCTTTCAAAATTAACAGCACACCATTTATATAAAACAGCATATGATATATCTCTATATAAATATATATATCCCCAAAAAGGGCTTATGATATATGGTTCGCCGTCAACATTTTCTTTAACTTCAACGGTATCTAACCATTTGCCTATACGTTTCTTGTTTTCGGTTGACAATCCATCTAATAATTCTGACTGTTCTGTTATATTTAAAGTTAAATAATTATCATGTTTTCCTTTTGTCATGATTGGTTTATCTTTTTTAGATAAGGCGGTCTTTAACATATTTGACTTAAATTATACAATCTATATTTAGAATAGAAAAAAAGGATACCAATTATTATAATAAGTTATTTAGGAACAAATATAGCGACAGTTGATGATAACCCTATCCAACTAATTCGATATTGGTTGTATTTTATAATTAGTAAAACTCTCTGTAGTCACACTTTTATCTGTTGTATCTTTTATAGTATTTTTTGTATTTTAAATTATACTAAATAAATATGTTATAATTTTATTTTTTTTATTAAAAAATTGATTAAAAATTTTAAATAAATTAATAGAGACATATACAGATTTGTTGCAACCCAAGCAGATAAATCGAGTATATATATAGCGAATCGCGAACAAGCGAATTTCAAACAAGCAAAGCGAACACTTGAAGATGAACAGCACTATCAACACTAGTCACAAGAGCGCCTATCACACCGTGGCAAACGCCGAATTCACAGGATTTTATGACAGAATGGTTTATAATTTCACTAACAACCCAGGAGATAACCGTATTGGTTCTATTAGTGGATATCATCTATTCATTAGATATGGAGACAAGGTCTATATGGAAGTTAAAGGTGTTGGTGAGATTGTGATTTCATTTGCGGAACTTTCGCATAATAAGTATTGGAAATATTATTACTACCTATCACTTCTCTTGACTAATGACAAGCATATGTTATTTCAACACCTCCACGGGTATAGTAGCGACTATGAATTTAACTATCATATATATGACGAAGAGCGGTTCTGGGCGATTGATACTGCTTTCATAGAAACAAGTATGAATACAAGAGGTGCAAAGGTAGTCAATAACGAAGCTCTCTGTTATTACAAAATAAATCCTTATAACATGGTGAATATGGAATATTCTTCACAAGAAGAAGTGAATACTTTTCAAAGGATCTACATGACAAGAAATGAAATCAAAAACAAGGTATTTGATAAAATATGTGTTATATACAATAAACTTATTAATGATTACCACACAAGCACAATCAATAAAGAACTTGATGAGATTAATAATGTAATTGATGAACTCTCTGTATTCTTTGAAAATAAAAAAGATGTCGTTAATCTTCTTGTTACAATTAATGACAAATATATTATGAATGAAGATATAATAAGGATGATAATGAACAATTATCTATATTAAATTAGGAAAATATAAATACTTAGATACTTAAAGTTTAGATTAGAATTTAGATTAGAATTTAGAATTATATATATCTATTTTTTATATTAGTAAATAAAAATAGATTGTATTTTTTTAATATATAAACATGTTTTCAATATCATAATTCATAATATGAACAGTATTATAACTACAGATGACTATTTTTCTCAGCATACCTTTGCAAATGTGGAATTTACAGGTGTTTTTGAAAGAATAAGAATTAGGACAGTAAATAATGAGGCGTTTTACAATATTCATCTTTTTATTAAATATGGAGACAAGGTCTATATGGAGAATTATAATATTGGACAAATTGTGATTTCATTTGCAGAACTTCAAAAAAATAAATATTGGAAACATTATTATGACTTATCGCTTATTCTTACAAATAACAAACATCAAGTTATAAAGGATATTAAATATAACAGTAATTTTAGTTATGGACCTTTTGAAGGATACCCAATATACTACCAAGAAACAAGGTTATGGTGGATTGACACAGCTATTATTGATGGTAGCATAGAAAGTTATGCAGATCATGAAATAACAAGAAATATAGAAAATTATGGACATTTATGTTATTACAAGATTAATCCCTATGATTTAGAGAATATGGAATACACCTCGCTAGAATATTTAAATATTTTTATGCACGATTATATGACCAAGAGAAGCGAAACCCTTTACAATCTATTTGAAAAAAATAGTGTAGTTCACAAAGAACTTGTTATTAGTTATAATATAAGTCTGATTGAAAAAGAACTAGAGGAATTGTATGTAATGTTTGAGGATAAAAAGAATGTCATTAATCTTTTAACATTTTATGATAAGAAAGATATTAATTATGATGTATTAATGATGATTTATAATAATCTTGTAAGTGCAGAAGGAAATAAAAAATATTTGCAGTATATTAATATAGCAAACACTTATAAAAATAAATTAGAGATTTTTACACAGATAATGACTGTGTAATCCTGAAGGATACAATATATCTAACAAGTATATATATTAAGGTATATAATATGTAATATTTTTTTATATTTATTATTAAAAATTGATTAACCTTTTTAAATAAATGAGCAGAAAGAGATATACAGAACTGTGCTTACAAAGCGACCCCTAAAAACATTCAAAATCACTTTACCTAGTAAAATGAACAGTTCTATCAACGCAAGCAGTAAGAATGCTTATCATACCTTTGCAAACGTAGAATTCACAGGCGTATTTGACAGGATAGTTAATAATGATCTTACTTATATATGCTATTATCACCTTTTCATTAAATACAGTGACAAGGTCTATTTAGAAGTTAAAGATGTTGGTGAGATTGTAATTTCATATGCAGAACTACAGCATAATATGTATTGGAAATATTATTATGATCTATCGCTTCTGCTAACAAATAACAAGAATATTGTTAGTCAGGACCTTAAATATAGTAGTGAATATAACGATTATCAGTTGTATGAAGAACCAAGGTTCTGGTCGATTGATACTGCTTCTATTGAGAATGATATTCTCTTCAATCAGTTGAAAGTAATCAGTTATGATGATAACTGCTATTACAAGATTAACCCATATGATCTGGTGAATATGGAATACACCTCTCCTGAAGATTTAAATAATTTTAAAACAATTTATATGATGAAATATGAATTTGAAAATAATACGTTTGAAAATATGTGGGTCAATTACTACAACCTCGTAGTTGAGTATAAAGCGAGTTTAATGGAAAAAGAAATTGAAGAACTTACTGTAAATATTGAAAAACTGTAAGAATATTAAATATACATCCAATAGTTAAAAATATATATATAATTTTTATAATCTATTTATTGTGGTTTATTCCAAAACTTTGATTGCGGTTTGTAATCTATTTTTATTGGGTATGGAATTTTCCCATTATTGAAGTTATAGTTCCCTTGAAAAATGTGTACGCATAAATTCCATAATGTTACATATAACCCTTTCTTATCAGTATAAATCATACTTCCCTTACGCAGAGGATTTCTAACACGCTTTTTATTGTCAACCCCATCTCTTTTAATTTCATCTAACCATTCCATAAATACTTCGCGATTATTGTAAATTTTTTTGTATAATTCGTATTTCCCCCGACTATTTTTTTTCCTAATTTTTGCCATTCTCATAATTTCCTTTTGTATATCTTCAGGTAAGTTATGAAGACGGTTAGTATCTTTTCCGGCAACATATGCTGCAAATGCTGTTGCAGCACTTGGCGATGCTGCTCTTGTTGCAGCTCCTGGTGATACTGCTCTTGGTGATGCTCCTGGTGATACTGCTCTTGTCGCTACTCTTGGTGATGCTCTTGGTAATGCTCTTGGTGATATTCCTGCAGCTTTTGATGATGAACTGGATGATGATTTACTTGGTTTACTTGGTGATAATTTCGTTTTTGGCATTATATCTAATATAATAAAAGAAAAAAATGATTAAATATGCTTAAATAAATAATAAGAACAGGTCAAATTGCAAAATACGATGAACGGTGCTATTAGTCATAACAATAGCTTATACGAATATCACATTATCACAAATGCGGAGTTCACAGGTGTTCTTGATAAGTATAGAATCTTAGATTATACTCGAGAATATGTTAGTTATGTATATGATTATCACATATTTATTAAATATGGAGAGAAAGTCTACATGGAAGTTAATGGTATTGGTGATATTGTTATTTCATATGCAGAACTGCAAAAAAACAAGTATTGGAAACATTATTATGACCTATCACTTCTTCTAACAAACAATAAGCATTTGGTTATCAAAGATCTTGAATATAATAGCAGTTATTGCGACCCTTATATATACAAAGAAAAAAGGTATTGGTCTATTAATACAGAGTATATTGATGGAAGTTATGATGCCAAAACAAAAAAAATTGTTGAGAATGAGTATAACTGCTATTACAGGATTAACCCTTATGATTTAGAAAATATGAAATATTCTTCACAAAGAAATTTGAGTATTTTCAAAAATATTTATATGAAAAGATTTGAGATTAGAGATAAAATTTTTGATGAAAAGAGTATTTATTACTATAATTTAGTATTAGAATATTGCTTGAGTTTTATGGAAAAAGAACTTGATGAGCTTTCAGTAATCTTTGAAGATAAAAAGAATGTCATAAATCTCGCTGTATTTAATGATAAAGATGGTATGAATAATGACTTACTAATGATTATTTATAATCATCTTATTAGCACAGATAGAAGCAAAATATATGCACCATATATAATAAAATCAGAAAACTGCAATAATAGGTTAGAACTAGTTGCGCAGATATTATCTGCTTAAATGTGATTGGGAGGTTATATAAGTATATATTAGTTTAATAATAATTTATCACTAGCAAATACCACATTATTGCATATCATTATCAATTTAATAATTTATTTTTTTTAGTATTTTTTTTAGTATTTTTTTTAGTATTTTTTTTAGTATTTTTTCTTCCTGCAGATTGATAAGTTGAACTCTTAATATCTTTTATAAGATTAGAAAATTTGTCTCCAGTATTGTTTTCATTAATAAATTGAAGTAAAATTTTTTTAAACAATTTATATGAATTAGTATAATCAGTATTAACATCGCAATTTATATACATATTTAGCAATTTAACAATTGGCACAGAACATTGGCGAGTCCAACTACAAAAAGTAATAGCAGCTTTTATGTATTGTTTAATTTTATTTAAGAATTCAGAAACATCTTTAAATTTAATACTTTTATTTATTGGAATCCAGTCAGGTATTATAAGAATTTTAATATAATAATAACCATCATCTTTTTTAATATATTCAAATTTTTCATTAAAATGTGTTAATAACTCTTTCAATATTTTATTTAACTCGATAGTATCTTTTGATGTGGTATCTTTTGATGTGGTATCTTCTGTGGTAGTATCTATATCTATTTCCGTTTTAATTCTGAGGATTGTAAGAAGATTAATATGAGCATCTATTGCATTTAATAAATTTAATCCTCCTTTATTATCATCCGTATTTTTAGTTTCTGAATGTTCAGTCAAACCTTTAAAAATTTCAACAAATATGGTAGCATTATCATTAACCAGATTTTGAACAATAAATAAAATATCCTTTTCCTCTGTTACATTAGTAGGGAGTTTTGGGGGAGATATAGAAGAAGGAGGAGATATAGGAGGGGATATAGGAGAAGGAGGAGATTTAGAGCTGGATGTATTTTTTGAATTATTGTAAAAGTGACTACTTATCCATTGATGTATTAACTCTGAACGTTTTTTTCCACCACCATATTTATTTGTTTTTACAACTTTTTTTTTAGATAAATTTTTGTTTTTAGTATTCATATTCTATATTATAGTTTATAAAAATTTTTTTATTTGTTGCACCTTTTATAGTCTTTCATTATATTTAATATAATGAAAGAAAAAAATTAATTATATTATTATATTATTATATTTTTTATTTAATCTATTCATATATTATTTAAAAATTGATTTAGTTTATATTATTTAACTAAAATAATTAAAATGGATAATAAACTTGTAAAAGATGTCCTTGTAAAAAAAATAAATATTCCTAAACCTATTTTAAAGTGGGTTGGCGGGAAGACCCAAATAATAGACAAACTTATTGTTGATTTTCCTATTGAAATCAACAATTATCGCGAAGCATTTTTAGGTGGCGGAAGTGTTTTATTAGCATTTTTATCTTATGTAAAAAGTGACATTATAAAAATAAATGGAAATATATATGCTTATGATTTAAACGAACCATTAATTTATATTTACAAAAATATTCAAACACAGCATAATAAATTATATGATATACTAAAAAACATTATTACTGATTTTAAAGAATGCGGAAATGGAGAAATAAATAGAACGCCGGAAAATATAGAAGAAGCAAAAATTGCAAAAGAAAATTATTATTATTGGATAAGAAGCGAATATAATAAATTATGCTTAACCGATAAAAAAAGTATATTAGGGTCTGCTATGTTAATATTCTTAAATAAAACTTGTTTTAGAGGTATATTTAGGGTAGGTCCAAATGGTTTTAATGTTCCATATGGACACTATAGCAATCCTGAAATTATAAATAAAGAACATCTAGATAATATACATAATTTAATACAAAATGTACTATTTGAATGCTGTGATTTTAATACATCGCTAGCGTTAGCGAATATAGAGCAAGGTGATTTTGCATATCTTGACCCCCCTTATGCGCCAGAAACAAATACTTCTTTTGTAGGGTATACAGAAAAAGGATTTGATATAGAAAATCATAAAAAATTATTTAATTTAATACACAATTTAACAGACGCGAAACAGAAAATAATGTTAAGTAATGCTGATGTTAGTTTAGTTCGCGAAAATTTTAAAGAAAAATACAGCACATCAACTATTTTATGCAAAAGGTCAATTAATTCTAAAAATCCCGAGTCTAAGGCGAAAGAAGTTATTATAAAGAATTATTAAACCATGTATCAATTGTTTCAAAATAGTTATCATCATCACCAAATAAAACATCTATATTATTTTCTTGGAATATTGTATTTAATATTATATATTTATTATCATTTGAAATCAGTTTCTTTTTCAGAAACTCACTCACGCAAAATCCGTAATACACTTCAAACTTACCATCCAAAACTAACTCATATTCTCTTTTTAGTGAAGGACCAGACCATAATTTAGTTTCTACAGAACCCTCCACGTTTTGCTCTTTTTTTTCTAAAATTTTTATAACTTTTCTACCACTTGTATACTCTATAATATATGCTTCGTCTGGGCATCTAAACATATCAATATTGTATTTATATTTCATATAAGTTTTAAGACCATTCTGTAATACGAATACGACAGTTTTGTCTTCAAACGTTTTTGATAAATAATAGTCATTTGCTTTTTTCTTTTTTGCATAACTATTTTTGACGTATCCAATTTCTACTAATCTTTCCTGATTATTAGTTTTATCTTCAAACTTTTTTCCATAAAAGTTTGTATTTGCTCCACCTGCACCGGTGCCTTTATTGTTGATTACCTGATTGTTTTCTTCGACAGCGTTCATTTCACTACTAATATTTATATAATATTTTAATTATTAAACATTCATTTTTTTAATTATTATTTGTATAATAGAACATATTGTATCTTTCTTTTACTCTAATTATCTAAGAGGTGTTGTTAATATAATATTATAATATTATAATATTATAATTTTGTTTTTATTTATATAAGAAAGATAAAAAATGAGTATACCTCAAAAACCAAAAAGACCGACGTTTAGTAATACACCCCAAGAAGGATCAGAAGTAGCCGAAATGACTAGTAGCATCCCAGCACCACCTGGAACGCCCCCGCGCTCACGTGGGCGTTCTCCTGCACTCCATGCTCCAAACACCCCCCCTACATCCCCGACAGCAACAGTCCATAGAAATACTCGCTCTGCACAGCAAGCACTTCCTGGCAGAATCCCAGTAAATGCAGAACCAGTAGCTTCTTTATTAGATACCAGCAAAAAATTAGGACCAATAATTAGATTAATAGAATATGAAAATATTATGAAGAGATTGGATAAAATTAACTGCTCTATACAAAAATTAGAATTAAATATGAAATTAGTAAAAGATGAAGATATAAATGCTGATGAATATACGAATTTAGAAAAAATATGTACTAACGGTGATCTCTATACTGTAGATGAAGATACTATAAATGTTAAATCAGACATTAGCAATTTTATTAAAGAGATTAAAGAAAAAAAATATATGAATAAAATTTCTTCTTTATTGAAATTTTTAAGTTTTATTTTCCCTTCACTATCTATAGTAAACACAGGTCTTTTAAAACAAGTAAAATTATTGGATATTGCTCCAAAAAAACTAAAAATAGCAGCACGTATTTGTGATGGAGTTATATCAAGTATAATAGGATTACTTGATAATAGTGATAATGCGGAAAGTGCTATTGATTTCATAATTAAAGGGGATGATGTTGGAGTTGTTGAAAAAATAGGTACTAGTATTAGTAGTATTAGTAGTAGTATTAGTAGTATTAGTAATACTATAAGTATAAAAGCTATAGGAACTATAAAAAATATAGATGCTATTTCTGTATTTTCTTCAAAAAATAAGGCACCGTTGAAGACATTATTTGTATTTTTATCCTTATTATCTACATTTATATTATGTAGGGTTCTTCTTGATGATACAAGCATAGAAGAATCACAAGAATATTTTAAAGAATTTATAAGTGTAGCCTCTACAAATATTACATTAATAACTAATGGACGGAGGGGAGGTGGTAAAAGAAGTTATTCTAAAACCATAAAATTTAAAACAGCTAAACCAACAAAAACCTCAAAAGTTTCACCAAAGAAAAAGAAATAGGTTTATTTTTTAATATTAAATATGTTCTTATTTTTGATAATTTATTTAAAAATTGATAAAATAAACTTTAAATAAAAATTAAAGTAAGACATCTTTAGAATAAGAGATATTGCAACCATACAAGCAACTCAAGATGAGCAACACTTCCTGCACTAACCATACAATTGCAAATACTGAATGCACAGGCGTGTTTTGTCAGCGAATATATGAAACGCAACCCTATCATAATGCGCCTAATTATATGTCGTGTAGTGGCGACTATCACCTATTTGCCAAACAGGGAGACAAGGTATATATAGAGGTTAGAAATGCTGGCGAGATTGTGATTTCGTTTGCTGAACTACAAAAAAACAAGTATTTGAAATACTACTATGACTTGTCGCTTCTTCTTTCAAATGACAAGCATAGACTGATAAAGAACGAGGAATTCAACAAGGACTATGACCAGATATATGGATATACAGCAGGTAGGGTATATAAAGGAGATAGGGTGTGGTCTTTAGAAACAGCATATATAGACCAAAGCGACATGAAAAACTTCAAGATAATCCCATGCGGGAATGTCTGCTATTACAAAATCAACCCATTTGACTTGGAGAGTATGGAATACTCTACGTCACAAGAACTGGAACGCTTCGAACTAGGCTATATGAATGGTCTTGAAAGGGTGAAGTGGTTTTCGCATAGGTCGGTGATATACGAGAAAATCGCATTTGAATTTCAACTAAATAAGATGGAAAAAGAGCTTGAAGAACTTTAGGCGTTTTAAAGATAAAAAGGAGATGAATGTAATATTTATGTGTTATTTATTTTTTATATTTATTAGTAAACAATTTATATACTAAGAACAAAAGAGACACATAGATATTGGTTATAATATTTATATATATGTTATAATTTCCAAAATTAAAACTAAATACATAATATAAATGGACGTAATATATAAACAAAAAAAAATGAAGTTGTCATAAATCTAATTGAAAAAATAAATTATACTATTACAAAAATTAAAACTAAATTATTTATAGCGACAGCAGCATATGATAAATATTATAAACGATATTATATAATAACTCTAACATTATTTATACTTTCATCCGTTGTTACATTTATAGAAGCGCTGCGATTAATTATTATGGAATATGTAAATAAGGATGAACAGTTATTGATTAATGTTAATTTGCTTACTACACTTATAAATGTATTAGTACTTTTTTTTGGTATTATTATCACAATATTAAGTAGTTATATTCGTTTCAAAAATTATAGAGAAATACTTGAAGAATTACGCGAAAAACAAAATATAATGATAGAATATATTGATAAATACAAGAAACAAAAAAATAATTTAGAATATATATATCAAATAAAAGAAGATGATATAAGGTTTGAAGAAATAGAAAAAATTAAAAATGATATAGAGGAATATGATACTAAAATAGAATCTACAAATATTCAAGAATATATCACAACTAAAGATATAATAAGATTTAATAATTATAAAGGAGATTTTGATCTAAAAATAATTGAAATTAAATTAAAATATAAAAAAGAATCTAAAATTATTGAAGAAAAATATGAAGAAAAACCCAATATTATGAATTTGCAAAAAGATAATAAACCATACATTATTGTTCAATCACATTATGAACCGAAACAATTTATTCAACCTAATCATTTTATTCAACCTATTTATCAACCTATTCAATATATTCAACCTCAACCTATTAATCAATCTATTAATCAACCTATTCAATCTATTCAATCTATTCAATCTAAAAATAATATTAAATCTAATAAACCATTAGATCTGTCGAGGTCAACAAATAAATTTTATAATTTATCATAAAAATTAACTTGAAAATACAGAGTGTTCTCTGTTGGAAATGATATAAACATTAAACACATATATTTAACTTAACCATTATAACTTACTTAATAAATGAACGGTACAATCACAACAGATAGCAACGAAATTACTAATCATACCTTTACAAATGTGGAGTTTTCTGCTTTTTTTAACAGTATTTTTAATTTGGAAGTATCATCTTCTTTGGCGATGTTTCATGAATACTATTTTTTTATTAAATACGGAGAGAAGGTATATATAGAATGGAAGTATTTTAGTAATCATAAAGTAAAGACAATGGTTATTTCATTCGAAGAACTTCAAAAAAACACATATTTTAAATATCACTATGACCTATCTCTTATGTTATCAAACAACAAGCACCTCGTAATTCAAAAGTCTAAATACAAAGATGTTTCACCTCGTATATACAACGAGGATAGGTTCTGGAAGATTGATACAGCGACTATAAATAGTATAGTGTGGAATAATAATTGTTATGATGTAAAGAATGAAGAAGATTTATGCTATGTAAATATTAATCCTTATGATTTGGAAAATATGGAATATACTCCACAAGAACAAGTGCCTAAATGTTCTTCTGTTATAGACCTATATCCTGGGATTATAGATAAAATAAAAAACTGTAAAAACAAAAACATAAATAGATTAGAATTGAACGCATAGATATTAGAAGTATAAAATGATATAATGATATAAACAACAAATGCATATATAATAAAATGAATAGAACTACCACAACAGATAGCAACGAAATTACTCATCATAACTTTACAAATGTGGAGTTCACAGGAGTTGTGATTAAATGGGAATTACAAAGTCATGGAGGACAATTAGGAGGATATATGTCCGATTATCATCTCTTTATTAAATACGGAGACAAGGTCTATGTTGATGCTTTTATGGTTGGGGAAGTTGTGATTTCATTTGACGAACTTCAAAAAAACGAATATTTGAAACATTATTATGACCTATCGCTTATGTTCTCAAAGAATAAGAACATCGTATTTCAAAAGCCTAAATATACAAATGTCGAACCCTATATATACAGAGAGGACCGGTTCTGGGGGTTTGATAGTGCCTATATAGATGCACCTTATAAAGATAGAACGAAGAGTTTGGAACACACACATAATGTGGTGGATAATGATGACTCTTATTATTATAAGATTAATCCTTATGATTTGGAAAATATGGAATATTCTTCACAAGAAGTTTTAGATGACTTTCACAAAAAGAATACGGTAAGGAAAACTGATATATTTTGGGGAGGTGCGTTTAGTTATACTGCCTGTATATATCTTAAATTAGCATTTGATTACTACTTAAACCGTAAGGAAACAGAATATGACTATTTAATAGCCGACTATTACATTCAAATAATAGAAAGGGATATACGCAAGGTATTCTTTGAGGATAAAAAGAATGTTATCAATCTTACTACTTTGATTGAAAAAAAAGGTATAAAAGGGGATATATTAAAGAAACTCCATAATTATATTGATAGTGCGATAAAGCGATATTCAGAAATTATTGATTCAGGAATTATTTATACAATTGAAGACTGTAAAAGCAAATTAGAAAAGAACATCCAAATATTAGAAACTTAAAATGTCTTGCATTAAATATGTTATAATATATTTTTTAATGTTTAAAAATTGATTAATATCTTTAAATTTAAAAACAAGAGATATACTAATTTGCGAAGTTAAAACGAAGTTAAATTGAGTATATATATAGCGAACCGACAAGCGAACGCGATGAGCAACACCGTAGCAAATGTCAAATGTACTGGCGTATTTTGTCAGGAAATATATGTTGCGTATGCTTATTATTATAATGAACCTGAAGCTATGACGTATCGTATTGGAATAGCAGGTGACTATCATCTCTTTATCCGTCGCGGAGACAAGGTATATATGGAGGTGAAGAAAGTAGGTGAGATTGTGATGTCATTTGCCGAACTTCAAAAAAACAAATATTGGAAATATTACTATGACATGTCTCTTATGCTCGCAATTGATAAAGAGATAAAAAATGAGGCATTTAACAATTTTTATGACGAGGCATATGATGATGAAGATAACGATGAAGAAGCATATGAATATACGGGAAATAGAGATAGAGTGTGGTCTTTGGATACGGCATATATTGATTTAGATATTGACCAAAACAGCATTAAAGAGAGTTATAAGATAATCCCAAGTGGGAATGTATGCTATTACAGAATAAACCCCACAGACTTGGAGAAGATGGAATACGCATCACCACAAGAAATAGACATCTTCGAACGAACGTATATATGCCGAAACGAGATAAGGTTTGGATATTTTCGAAATAGGAATGGTATTTACAAGAACCTCGCAATTGAATATAAAGTGTCTAAGATGGAAAAGGAACTTGAAGAACTTTCGGCATTCTTTGAAAATATGAAGAATGTCATTACTCTTGTAGATGTTATACAAGAGAAGTACATGATAAATAGCGACGTACTAAATATTATCTATAATATTCTTCTTCGTTGATCTGAAGTAGCAAATGGAACATGTTTAACTAATCCCATACTACTTAAAGGAATGTGTATATATTTTTTATATCAGGTGCGTGAAGTTATTTATTTACTTTTGCGTTCTTAACTAAGATACACCTACCAGTCGCAGGGTTACGCACCTTGCCATCTAGACAATCCTTAGGCAATTTCTTGACATTTGATTTATCCTTCGCTTTTGCGTTCTTAACTAAGATACACCTACCAGTCACAGGGTTACGCACCTTGCCATCTAGACAATCCTTAGGCAATTTCTTGACAAATTTTTTTGTAAATACATAATATTCAGTATATTTAGGAATTTTTTTGTCAATTATAAATGATAATTGATTAATATGTAATTTTGAAAAAATAAAACCATTAAAGGAATTAATTGTAAAATATTCATTATTTTTATATTCATCAAGAACTGGAAATAAAACTCTTCCATTTAATTTTAGTTTTTCGAATGAATTATCAAGAATTTTTGTTATTATTTTTGCATCATAATGACTTGTATATATAGGACAAAATATACCCCATATATACATTAAACTATTATTAGTAATATTATCCCAATTATCTTCTGGGCATAAAGGATCTATATACTTAATATTATCACCAATCTTATCGCCTATTATTCCATCTTGTATATAATATAATGGTGGATGTTTTGAATTACTACAATGACATACAATTGCAAATTCTGATTTTTTTAACTTAATATTTCCTTTATATTGTTTCTTAGTCTTCGACATAGTGTCTTTTTCTATAATATAAGACATATTATATAAATAATGTAAATAGATTATGGATAAATATGTCCTATATTTATTTTTTTAATGTAAAAATTGATTGTGATATTTTAAATAATAAATCAGATATATACTTTGATTTGCTACAGATAAATCAAATAAATATATCGAACGCGAAGCTAACAAAACCAAAGTCCCAAACACCTTCTATAATGAACGGTGTATCTCATACTTTCCCTAATATGGAGTTCTCAGGGGTTTTCGGCAGAAACTCCTATAATGCTTGTAGTTATATTCTAGGAAGACCAGAAACTATGGTGCATCGCGTTGATTATATTTGCGATTATCATCTCTTCATTCGTTGCGGTGACAAGGTATATATGGATGTTAAGAAAGTAGGCGCTATAGTGATACCATTTAGCGAATTACAAAAAAACAAGTATTGGAAGCATTACTACGACCTGTCGCTTATGCTAACGAATGACCTGCATACGGTTATTGATACAAAGGAAACTGGAGGAACTGGCGGGTCCAATAATTATTGGGCGTATGAATATAAGAGATATTGGGGAATTAATACCGCAACCATCTACGGTACACAGGAAGATACCTCAATTAAAGAGGTAGTCAATCGCGAAAATAACTGCTATTACAAAATTAACCCTTATGACTTGGAGAATATGGAATACTCTACGCCGCAAGAATTGGATGTCTTTAAAAAGATGTATATATGTAGATACGAAATCCGTAGCGGAAACTTTAATAAAAATAGTCGTTATTTATACGACTTGGCGTTTGACTATTGTGTTAGTTTGATGGAAAAAGAAGTGGAAAGATTTGAGGACAAATATAATCTCATTAATCTCGTGACGTTGAATGATAAAAAGGGGATGAATGAAGATATACTAAGGATTATCTATAATAACCTTTTAAGTAGCAGGGGAAAAAATAAGTTTGCTGATTATGTAGATGACCTCTGTAATATAAAATTGAATTACACAAATAGCGAGGCGGTCGCTATGCGAATATTATGTGATTACAGCGAGGGTTGTTAGATAAGATATATATTTATATATGTGTTATATATTTTTTATTTTAATTAAAATAATTTTTTCTTATTTGCTTTGATGCATAGCAGGATGTTTGAGAACCATAATGTCCTTTGCGACCACATAGAAAACATATGTTGCTATTAGTGGGTTTCTTTTATTCTGTTGGTTTATTTGCATTTTTACTATCACATTCCTTTACTGGTTTTTGAGAAGTCGTTGCTTCTTTGTTTGGCGGTATCTTCTTGTAACTCAATATCGTCAAATGAGACATCATAACTATTTGTGTTATTGAGATAACTATTTAGGTTGTATGAAAGGTCACTAGTTTTACCAGACAGTGTAGATTTTAGCAGATAAAATATTCTCATTATATCTTATATTATCATATTATCATTTTTTCCTTAAGTATCGTAAAATAGTTGGATAGTTTATAGTTTCTATTATTTTATTTATCTTTCCTATGTGCTTAATAGGTATTTAGATATAATTGCAATATTATACAAATCTAGAATAACACTTATCATTAATGTTAATATATCCATCCTTATCAACCTTAGCACCTTTATAATATTTACGTAATAATTTTGGCATATCAGAATATTTCCGCATATCTTTAGATTCCTGTATAGGAACATTTTTAAATAATTCATATATTTTTTGATGGTCAATTATTTTACTACTGTCTTGTTTTATTTGAGTATTTAGTTTTTTAATATCCTTAATGCTAAGAATACCGCCGGTTACGGCCCCGCTTTTATCGTCATGTAAAATTAAACCATTTAGAACTGGTTTTTGATATAATTTGGAATTGTGTAAATTAATATGGTCATCGCTTAATACTACTCTAATTATATCTATAAACGATTGAACCCCTGATGTATTTGTATAATTCTTATAAACTGATGCTCTTTTTATTAGAATTGTTGATAGGTTATTAATCATATTATTTAATTCTAATGATTCTTTAGATGCAATGTCTAAGTTCCCTTTCTTGTCAAAATCAGTATCTTTCATTTTTCCACTTAATGTTTCGTTTATAAATATTAAATAATGTTCTTTTGTTGCCTTGATAATTTCTATTAATTTATCAATTCTATTATTACACCATTTAAAATGTTTTTTCAAATCATCGTCGCTTGCATCTTTGTATTTAGTAAATAAATGCTTCCAATTTCTAATATATTGAATATGTTCTCCAACCTCCGCAAATTTATTAAATAATGGATTAATAATACCATTGCAATATAGACCAGCATCCCGAAAACATTCAATCTTGTCAGCATATAAACCATCTCTAAATTCATCTAGAATAATCAACTCTCTATTTTCACTTTTAACGCTGTCAAATTTGAATATACAATCAATTAAGAAATTATTAACATTATATTTATATTGGTCGGAAGTATTATTTTTATAATCATCAAATAATATACCTGTTGATATAGCGTTATTAATGAATGGAGAATGGATAAATATATAATCCATGCATGGTATTCCAAGAGATTTATAGCATTCCATTATAAAATGCTGATGTATACTATATTTAATATCTTCAAAACTGCCTAATATTAATGGTAATGCGCGCTCTACATATAATTGGTATTCTTGCCCTAAACTAAAATATATGAATGTTTCCTTTAATTTTGTTGAAGACAAAGATAGATTATTTATTTTTTTATTATTTAAATTATCGCGCCTTATTTTATATACTTCTAAATCTTCATTACCTAATTCTTTATTTGTTTTCCAAAATTTACTTAACATAAATGCACATTCAGGTGTTTTATTGTTTGCTTTTATTCGATAACTAACATATTTATTATTATCAGCAGAGGTAGGTTTATTTATATCTAATAATTTATTATATAATTTATTATTAGTCTCTATAGATGGTGTTCTAAACAATTTACATAAAACAACACATAACCTGTCAAAATTAAATTCGTAAACAACTCTAATTCTTGAATAAGGCAGAAGTAGATATTGCATTAAAGGGTCATTTAAATTTATATATCCATGTGTACTATCTACTTCTATTATATAAATTATCCCAACATTATTTACTGCAATCCCTGAATAATGTGTTGCAGTATACATATTTAAAGTTGTTGACAAAAACCCAAGTATTTCAATATCTTCATTCCATTTTCCGCCTATATTGTGTAACTTATTTTTTGCTCCATGATATAAATATATTTTTTTATTATTATATTCTTTCTCGGTTTTCATTGTTTTGCTTTTGTATATTCCAATAGTATTTTTAACCCTTTCCCGCATTTCGTCTACTAGAAAGTCAAATTGCGGTCGCTGGGAGTCTTTAAGCGAATTTATAGAAGCATATTCATTTGTGATAACTTTGTAAATTGTATTATTAAGGTCTGCACTATATGACCCTTTGCCATTATTTTTATAAAATCGTTCTATTTCTCTTTGTTCAAATTGATTTATTCCTAAAGGTTGCCATTTTTCAGAATTTGCATAATTATAAATTGAAGTCTTTTTATGATGATTTAAAGGTATCCAAGTAAATAACGGAAAAGTTCCAGTAAATTTGCTGTTGTAATATATTTTATCATATGATATCTTCCCGCGTTTATATGATTGTGTTTGAGCATTAAGAGAATATAATATATTTTTGCGTATCATATCATAGTCCCCATAATCTGTTTCATTATTACCGTATGAACTTTCATTCATATTGTTTATTACAGAGTTGAAATAGTTAAATAATTTGAAATCTGTATGTTCATTTGAAAATCCCTTTATAATTGGTAAGGTTTGTAGTTTAACATTAACCAAATCAATAATATCTGTAAAATATTTAGAAACATCATTATTATAATTACTAAATATATATTTAGGTAATACACTATTAGTTATATTGTAATTAAAAGGAAATTCTGGTTTTTTTTTGCTATTAAAGACATCTTTCGCTAATTCAAGAGATGCGGGATATGGTTTTAACGCTAAAAATTTTATATTAACCAAGTTATAATAAAGTGAAAACTCTGTTGCTTTTTTATAAAATGATGGGTTAGCATATTCAAATACATATTGTCGATTGTATAAATTGCTCATATAATATGTATCAATATGTTTGGGGTAAAGTTCCGATTTTATATTTGTTACTTGTAAATCATTCTGTTGATATATTATATTTTTTGAATTATAATTATCTATAAATATTTTTTTAACATCTACTACTCCCAAACCTAATAAATGATTATTGAATATCTCATCATTCATATATATTTGCAAAGGCATATTATCTTTAATATCAACTCTATTATATAAAATTTGAAGATGTGCATATTTTATATGTATAATAGTCATAATAGAGTTAACAACATTAGTAATATAATGATGTTTTTTTAATATTCCATTAGCATGACAATTATCTACTAATTCATCGCAACATTTATAAAAATCTTTAATAGCATTTTTAATACTCTCTTCTATCACTTCAATTTCAGTTGATTTAGTTGGGGAGGCGACAGGTTTAGCAGTCGCAGGTTTAGCAGTCGCAGTTGCAGGGGTTTTTAAACTATCATCATGCATTAAATCACTAACATTTATTAGTTCTTCAATAATATTTTTAATTTCTTTATTATTAAATGAATAATAACATTTTGTCAAAAAACTTTGAAGAATAGGACTATCAATTCCAATATTTTTTTTTGTTATCGGATTAACAAAATTCAAGCTCTTTAATTCTGCAGGTGTCTTGGCAGATTCTATTCTCTTTTTTATATATTCTACAAATTGAAGACATGAATTTTCTGTTAGTTTATCTGCATTTTTATTAATATTCTTTACGCTGATTGATTTAAATTTAATGTGTTTTTTAGAATTAGTAGCAGCTCCTGGCGAAGAATTACTGGAAACCTTTGGAGGACTTTTGGGTTTATTAGTAGCAGCTCCCGGCGAAGAATTACTGGAAACCTTTGGAGGACTTTTGCCAAGTTTTCTAACATCAAATAAATATTCTTTATCTATAAATTTTTTGATGTGTTCCTTATATGATAGTTTTAAAAGGCCCTTATCGGGTCCTGCCATAACAATATTATCGCCCCAAACATAATAACATTTTGACAAAAAACTAATACTAATATCACCCGCCTTATGTATAAAGTTCCAGTCTAATGGATTAACCCAAAAAATTTTATCATTATCATATAATGTAATTATTAAACTATAGCATTGAGCCTCTGTAATATCATCATATTTATCATAGAGTTCAGATAATTTAGGATTTTTAATAAGGGTTTTATAAGAAGATAATTTTATTATTTTTGCCATCCTATATTATAATATTATTATTTTAAGTTAGTTCATATAATACTATCTTATATAACCTCCTATACTTTGAATTATTAAATAAATATGTTATATTTTTTTATAATATAAGTAAAAATTGATTTAATATATAATAAAAATTATTAAAGTCATATACCTGCTGTATTTCAAAAATTTGCTGATATATCAAGTAAAACTTCCATCTTTGGTGTTCAAAGGAACACACGCACAAGACTGTAATACTGCAAATTTATCAACATAATGACTCAATATCTCTACCATTACATGGAGGATATGGAGTTTTCAGGTGTTTTTGACATAAGAGTAAATCATAAAAAGTTCTACAATAAAATTGTCTATTATAAATATTTTCTATTCATTAAATTCCGTGATTTGATTTATATTGATATTAAAAATGTAGGAGAAATTATTATTACATTTGCAGAACTTATGAAACACCCATATTTAAAGATGCATTATGAGTTATCCTTACTGCTTATAGATAACAAACATAAAGTTATTGAATCAAAAAGCATGGAATCACGTTATATCTCACCGGAAGATAGTAATTGGTTTATAGATGGTGTCCAATATGTTGAGGATTTTTCATCAAGGGTTAGAAAAGTTGAAATTAGAAAATATTGTTACTATTTCAATATTAATCCGAATGATTTGAAAAATATGAAAGTTTCAAATGATACATACATCACAGGATTTCACGAAGTCTTATATATTTGTTACGGGCGCGAACAAGGAATAATTTATAAAGAATTGTTTGTAGATTATACAAATCTAATGATTGAATACAACATTAAGTTAATTGAAGAAGATATTGAAAAAATATCCGCTAGTCAAGAAGATGATAAAAATTTCTTTAACCTTCTTGAACTTAATAAAAAAGGTATGAATGTAGATGTATTTAATATGCTATATAATCTTGTTATCAGCGCCAAAGGACAAAAGAAGTTCGCGCATTTTATAAAATTATAAAATTGTATTATATGCATTCATTACTTGTTATATAATTATTTTTTATTAAATTTGAAGCAATAATTCTTGAATGCTATCTAAATCTGTAAATGCATTTGGATAATTAGCATGGAATAATTTCATTTTTTCAGTACAATTTTTTAAATTATCCTCTAAAAAATCTTTTGTTATTTGTTCCCATTCATCAATAATTAAACAAGGAAATACATTAAATAATTTATCAAAAGCTGTTTTTGTTCTTTTAACTATTGGTATTGTATTTAAATATATTGCTTCCCAAAATCTATGACAATCCTCGCCTACTCCCTTTGGACATAAAACATAATATGATTTATGTAAAAATGCATAATTTATATTTATAGGAACTTTTCCACAAAATACTAGATTATTATTTGTTGCATAATAATCATCATTTATATTTGTTACAAAAATTTTATCTTTAGCCTATTTGTGATAATTTAAATAATAATCTATCATTTAAATTATTTTTTAATATATTGTATTGTTCCATTTATTTTTAATATACTTATAATATATATATTGTTTATATAGAAAAAATGATTACTAATTTAATTATAACAGTTTCATATAAAAGAAGAAACTATGGAACTTTCTGGATTCACTATTATGTCCAAGGATTTTAAGAATGGCAGGGCTACTTATTTCAAGAATTTGATATTCATCAAGTTTGACAATAAAGTATATATTGAAGTTTCAAATGCGGTGTCATCATCTGTAATTCTACCTTTTGATGAACTTATGAAACATGAACAGTTGAAGATTTACTATAAATTATCTCTTGTCGCTATTGGAAAACCTAATATTGACGCAGATTATTATGGGAGCAAAAACCCAGATTATGTCCCTAAAAAGCATGCAAAGGATTTTGATATATATATAGATACTATATATATTGTAGAAGATACATTAACACGCAAACAGGAAGCGATGAAAGGTAATTGTTATCAAGCAATTAACCTCAACAAATTAAAAAATATGAAAGTATCTACAGATGCAAAAATAGAGGAGTTTTTCACTAATTACAATAATAAGTATGCTTTTGAGGAAGAAAACTTTGAAGAGAGGGCAAATATTTACACAACCCTAGTGAATGCATTATAAATGTTCTGAATATTGTAAAGTATGTTAGCATAATATTTATATTTTTTATATATGAGTTGTAATTCATAATATTATATAATTCAATTGTAAATACAATATTTACATATATATATGCCCTCATATTTAGATATATTACCTGAAGATATTATAGCAAATGTATACAGAATGCTATATAAATCTATACTAAATGATATGAAAAAAGAACCTAAATATAAAAATATACTTTATTTTAATAAATTGCTTGATATAACTAAAAATCCATATATAGATAATTTAAATTGTTATGATTTTGTGGAGTTTTCTTGTATTGATAATATTGTAGAAAAATATAAAAAATATGAAATTGAATATGATGAGGATAAGTATTATAATTCATTATTATATAATTCATCGCTATATTATAAATCATATTACATAAAACCATTAGATATTGAAATAAATAAAATAGAAATATTTAATTTTTTTATATATAATTTATACAATAATGATGAGAAAGGTTTCGCTATATTCAATATTACCTATTTTGCTAATATAAATTGCGAAGGTGTTATAAAAAATGCAAATAAAAATGGGTTTATTTTAGAAAGAAATGAACCATTTAGATGTTTGGCGGAATTATTATATTATATAATAGATTTCTATGACTATATAAGGCAAATTTTATACATGAATATACAATTTATTGAGCAGATAAATGGTATATTTAACTTATCCAGAGAGAAAATAAAGGAAAAAAATAATTTGATTGATATACTAAATTTTCATAATAATCATAGATGTATAGAAGAATTAATTTATGATATCGAATATAAATGTGTAAGATTGCAATTAAATTTAATAATGTGAATTTAATTGTCTTTTGTAATATATATGTTCTAAATAAATATTAAAAATATAAAAATTGATTAATAATAATTATAAATATTATTACGCGCAACATACAAGCGCCTGTGTATCTCTTAAAAAAGAGATAATACCGATTGATTTGATTAATAAATACACCCGCAAAACAACAAATAATTAACCAACAGGATGGAAGTAAATTATGAGAATGATACTAGTTCTACTTCTGAGAATACCAACATTATTCAGCATATTTCAGATAAGTTAGAGTTTTCTTGTTATCGTTATCATCATAATAGAACCCCTTTCTATTTCTTGTTTATTAGGAAAGATAAAAATATATATATTGAATGGATTAATGAACACACAAAAAATAATAAATATGTTAATGATATTGTGATGCCATTTGATGAAATGGTGAAGAATGAATGTCTTAAAAAATATTATGAAATGTCTTTAATGTTAGCAAATAATAGCAATACCATCTATTATGATACAGAAGGTGTTAATTCAAAACAGTTAATTACAACATATGATACTGATAGTGAAGATGACGAAGATGCCGAAAAAACTCTAAATATTAGACACTGGTGTATTAGTAGTGATTTTGTTTGGAAAAATATGCGCGTTTCCAAAACAACAGATTTAAATTGTTATTATAATATTGACCCATTTACATTTGAATATAATATTAATACTGAAAAAAAAATAAACAGTTTTATGAGAGCAATTAATTCATTCGCAGAATATAATGGTATTAGTAGTATTGTAAAAAACGAAATAATAACTAATTATAATAATAAATGCATAATGCCGAGCGCGTAAGGTAATAATTAAGGTAATATATGTGTTATATATATGTATTGTTTATTGTTATTTTTTATTTTTTTTTATATTTATAGGAGATGTCTTTCAGATAATCGCAGAGGTGCATCTGATTTTAGTAATTGTAATGGTGGATTTATGATTGGTAAATCGGTTTTATTAGGTTTAATGCTATAATCATATATTTCTTTATTATCATCATAATTACCTGTTAAATTCGCATTATATACTTCATCTAATTTCGGGTCAAAATTAGAATTATTTGGATTTCCTAGTTTACTCTCATCGTTATTAATAATATCTTTATGAAAATCAACATTATCTATATTGTAAGTATAATTATTATTTATTTTTTTATATTTTTCTAGTTCGCTATATATTTTATTATGGTCATTATTAATATTGATATTATTTTTTTGTATAGCGTTATTATTTACGTTGCCTACTTTGTCTTCGCGTTTAACACTCAATTCTTGTTTTTGTTGTATATTGTAATAATATACAATTAATATTAATACAATAAAAACAAAAAATGTAAGATAATATCCTTCGTATTTCATAATAAATATTATTTCTTTTACTATATTATTATAATATTATATTAAATAATATTTAATCATCTTCAATAAACATTACTTTCTTTTTATTAGTAATTCCTTCGCTGTCGCCGTCATCGCCTCCTCCATTATAATCATCAGTAGCATAACTTTCGGCACATTCTATTTTTTCATTATCAACATAAAATGACACGTTGTATTTATTACTATTATAGAATTTCAATCTAGATGCTCCTTTCCTTTTAAATATTGAAAAATCGTCAAATATATCAATACATAATGGAGTATATTTTCGCTTTTCAGGTATTTCTCTAAGAATACGACCAATAGATTGTTGAATGTCTGAAATAGGGCTAGCAAATATTATTGTATTTAAAGAGGGAACATTAAATCCCTCAGATGCTAATTGATATGTCGCGAGAATTATTTGCTTTTCAGAAGAGATAGCAAGGTCAGATTGTTTCATACCTCCAACATAAAATCCATAACTACTGTTTGCAATATTATGTTCAATAATAAATTGCTCAATATCTTTTAATTGATTTCTACGCTCACTTAAAATAAGAACGCGTCTATCTGGTTCTTTACTTAAAATATCTTTTAATACGAAAATTATATATTCAGTCCTTGGTCTAAACGTGCATATATTATTAATCATTCCCGCACCATTCTCTTTCCCATTCCACATAAGTTTTACTGTTGAATAATCAATATGTGTCACAAAATATTTATGAACCTGAACAATAACATCGCATAACTCTTTATTTTTTAAAGTATATACAGATTTCCCTATATAATATTCAAATACACGACGCATCCCATCCTTTCTATTTAAAGTTGCTGATAATCCAAGAATAATTGGATTGTTTAATTTTTGGAATGCTTTGCAAAATACTTGCGCGCCTGTATGATGAACTTCGTCAATAATTACAAATCCAATATCATCAAATATTCCAATATCATAGTCGCGCATAGCAAGAGATTGTAGAGAGGCAATTATAAAATCTTTTCCTATGACATCTACTTTTTTTTGCTTAATTATCCCGACTTTTGCATCTGGGGCAAATAATTTAACGGTGTCTATAAATTGCTGGTTTAAAAAATCTTTATGACTTATAAACATAGTTTTTTTTTTCAATTGACATGCAATATATAGACTCATTATTGTTTTACCAAATCCACATGGAACAGATATAATACCGCCCATTTTTAGAGGGTCTCTTGCCGCTTTTAAAAAGTTGTTTATTGGTTCTTGTTGAGTTTCTCGAAGATTTCCAATAAAATTTATATTAATATCTTTGCCACTTGTTAATTTACATAAGGATGGAGCGCCATACTTTTGAAACCCATAATATCTTGGAATATATATTCTTTTTTCATTTTCGCTATATAATTGAAAAGTCAAATCTTCCTTAGATGATTTATTTTTTGAATTTCCAATATCAAAATTAACTTTTGGAGTCATCGTTAAATCCTTTCTTATACTTTCCAATTTATATTCATCTAATTCAGATTTTAAAATTCCATAACCATTCTTAGATAAGATTAAATACATTAATAACAAATATTAATACAAACACTTAACATATATATATATGTGTCATTTTTTTATATGGATTATATAGATAGATAAGCATTAAAAAATAATTATTATGATTATTGTTAATTCGTTTAGAGGGTTGGCATTAATATTATTAGTTACTATATTGATTATTAAAGAAATACCTTTTAAAAATCTTTTCAAAGATTTAATGATACAATTCTATATGGCTTTAACCTGTATCTTAATTCTATTGTTAGTTGATAATATATTTGGATTTATATTATCAATTTGTTTATTAACACTATATTTTAGAATATATACAAATGAACTTAATCTTATAAATAATAATAATAATTCATACAAAGTAAATGATGCTAATGCATATGCAGAAACTGTAACAGATAAATGTATAATGAATATGGAACAAGTTAATAGTGAAAAAAAATTACCGGTTGAAGTAAATAATAACGATACAAATTGTTTAGTCCCGTATATAACCGAAGAAAACCTTTTAGCTGCGCAATCTAATATTGTTAACCCAGAAGGATATAATAAAGAATATTATGGTGTTGATAAAGGAATATATAAAGAAGATGTATATGGGTCTCAAGGATTAGATAATAAAAATATACATATACGAGGTTATGATATTCATAATTCATATTTAGGAACAATGCAATATGATATAATATAATATATTATGATATATATTATAAATAAAAAATATAAGTTATTATTAAGAGATTATTAAAATATGATTGAAAATTTTGTTTCAAACACAGAAAACGACCAAATTGTAGAAAAAATATTTACTCTTCTTGGGTACTCTATGATTTCATTATTAGTATGCGGGACATTATTATGGGCTTATTATATTTCTGATAAAAATCAACATTTTTTTATATCAATATTTTCACTATTTATGTTATTTTATGCTTTAATTATTGTTGCTGTTGTTGTAATTAATAAAAATAGTTATGATGCATTATCTTACATGTTATTATTTGGTATTACAATTTTTGTAATATTTTTAACATTTTTTGTAAGCGTATTTTTCCTTTTAAAATATTTTAACATGTTCTCGTCATCATATCAGAGTATGAAGCAGAATGCTAATAATGTTGATGTTAATAATATGAATTATTATAGAAGATCATCATAAATTATAATATAGTTATTATATATATTCAAAGAAAGATAACACATATATAATTGCAAATAATGATAATGATTTTATATATATATCAAAATTATTTAGATTATCCTGCAAATAATCAGGCATTTTTTCATAAGCAATATTAATAATTCCTGAATTATATATTATTAAAGATATTATAACTAATATCAAACTTTTTTTTGCTACTTCTGTATCTAAATATGACGAATAATCAGATTTATTTAAATTATTCTTATAATTTGAATGTTGTTGCTGATATTGCTGATTGTGATATTGCTGTTGCGGTGGCATCATCGTTGGTTGTTGTTGATGCATATGTTGTGATGGAGACGCATGTTGTTTAGATATCATTAATTCTTCCTGAAACTCATTTAGGACATCTTGGACGAGTGGGTCATTAATATCATTAGTCTCTGATATATTTGTTTGTTGAGTTTTCAAAGGTAATGTATTAATAGGTGTTGACATTATTATAATTCTATCTAATGATATATAATATTTTCAATATAAATTATATTACGCAAATATATGTAGAATTGTAAATAAAAAAGATAATATAATTAGAGCGTCATATGAAAAGTAAATTTAAAATAACAGATTTTTCACCTCCGCCTCCCCCTAAGATGAAAAAAAATAATAGATTTACAACCAATAAATTATTGCAATTACAAAAAAAGAAAAAGGAAAAAGCAGAAATATTGCAAAATATGAAAAAAAAAAGAGGATTTGCTACAGCAAATCTTTCACCTCAACCAATAATGCGAAAGAAGATTAAAAACAATATAATGGTTGCTCGTAATTCACCTCCTAAACCATCTCGTAATTCACCTCCTAAACCACCCCGTAATTCACCTCCTAAACCAGCTCGTAATTCACCTCCTAAAAAAACTAAGACAAAATTTACAATTGAAGATATCCCTTCACCTCCTAAAAGAACTAAGACAAAATTTACAATTGAAGATATTCCTTTGTCGCCTAAACAACAACGTAATTCTCCTATATCTAGCATGTCTACATCGCTATCGCCATCAAGTCTGTCTACTATGTGTTGCTCTTGTAACAATACGAGGTCCGCACAGACGAGTGCAACATGCGTATGGTGCCAACTTTATTACCATCTAGAAAAGTGCGTCTCTCAGAATGCCAAAGAACGAAACAAACATAAATGATAATAAATTATATAATATTAAATAGATGAAAATATTTTTTCAAAAAAACCAGGGATACTTATAATATTATCAGGTGTCTTATTAATATCATAAGGTTTTAGTGGTTTATCTATAGCTTTACAGTTTACGGGATAAGATTTATACTTATAACATGTATCTTCAAGATTAAATATATTTTCTTCTATTTCTTTAATATCCGGCGCTGAATATAATACGCAATTATCCTTGCATATACGTCTAAATAATAATGCTAGCGCAAGACCAAATAATGCACTTACAATTATTTGCCCTGTGTTATCATAAAATAATCTGTCAATAGTAACTCTTAACCCCGTTATTTCTTTTGCTGTTCCTTTTTTACTCATTAGTATATATCTATTCTAATCTATAAAAATTTAAAAAAATAAGAATATTATTAAATTATAGGTTGTGTAACTGATGCTTTGCTACACTTAACCTCTTCTACATTATATTTATAGCATTGCTTATTATGGTTCATATATACTATTTTATTTGCATTATAAGGCGTTGGGTATTTAATAACACTTCTAATTGGTGGCGATGAAATATATACATATATAATTCCTAATATAAATGCAAACACAAAACTAAACCAATTTATTTTAAATATTTTATTATCTTTGATATCTTTAACCATTAATATCTCCTATTTAATTATCTATTTTATATTTTTCATTTAGGTTTATAATTAACATCTTTGATACATCTATTTGTTTTTTTATTTAATATTTTGCCCTCCGGACATTCCTTTTCTTTGTCTTTATCTATTGCTACAACTTTCTTTGCTTTAACTGTTTTAACTTCTTTAACTTTATTTGCAGGGTCTTTTACGCATTTTTTAGTTTTTGGATTTAAAATTTTACCTGCTGGGCATACATTTGTATCAACTTTGTTATCAGATGGAGGGACAATTACGCGTTCATTCAAATTTATATATTCATATGTATATATATCTGGGACTTCCTTTAAAACTGTATATTTATAATCTAAATAATCATATAATGATGATAATGTTTTAGTTTTTTTAAAAATATTATATAGTTCCGCTTTTTTTTCTAAAAATAAATTATAATTATTATTATTTATTTCCCTTGCAAACTTATAATCATCATCATATTTTAATTTTTTTTGCAGTATTATATTTTTTTCATTATCTTTATTTTTAAAATATTCGTTAATCTGCTTTTTAATTGCATCTAATTTTTGCATATTAGCGTTATTTAAAGGATCCTTATTTTTGTTATAAATATTTTTATCAAATATATTAATATTTAGAATGTTTTTTTCAATATCTTTTAATATCTCCATTTACTAATATTAAGGATATAAATAAAACATTAATGTAATAAAATGTCCTCAAACATACTTTTATAAAATGATTGAAGACTTTCTTCTGGTTTTAACTGTTCTTCATAAATACTTCTAGGTATATATTTAACAATAACCTTGTCTTTTTTACATACAGATTTATTTGCGTAGTATCCTTGAATAATCAATATTGACCCTATAAATAGTAAAAATATTGCGATTGCTTTCATTACTTAATATTAAGAAATAAGAAAAAATTATAGAAATTATTGAATACCAAGTTTTTGAGCACTCCAAGTATCAACTTGTTCAATACTTTGCTTAATTTCGGACATTTCGATTGATTCAGGTGCGATTGATAGGTCTGTTTCAGTCGATGGGTCTGACGAAGGAGGAACTTCGTCAACAATTGTTTCAGTATCCTTATTATTATTAAATAACGTGGTCTTTCTATTTTCAAAAACCACATCTTTGTCATTCATATTCTTCTTATATTCTTTCATCAAAGTATTTAGTTGCGTTTCCGCATATTCTTGATTTTCTAAAGATTCTGGGTTAGGTGACCAAGGACACCAGCACCCAACTTGCGCAATATAAATATTAAATTTGTCATCAATTCTCTTGATAAATTCACTACGATTTTTTGCTTCTTCTAGAGAATCAAAAACACCTCTGACTTTGATACCTCTAATCGATGTCATAAAATTGTTATCTCGATGGAATGATGATTCTAGGTCGTGATTATTAATAGATTTATAGAATGCATATTGTTCGCTCATATCTTTAGGATTAAAAATATATGAATTATTCTCTTTAATAGAATCTACAAAGTCTTTTGAATCGCTATATTTTGATTGAATACCATCCAAAAGAGTTGTCATATCATTACTAAACTTAGTAATAAACTGATTAAACATATATGCTTCCTTATTTACTAAAACATCTTCAGGGCTTAAAAAAGAAAGAAGAACATAGTTCTGTCCTCTGATAGGTTTATCTTCGTCAAGATAATCCATTTCTTTTACGCTAGTTACATTAGTTACGCTAGTTACATTAGTGTTTTCTACTTCTGACATTTCAATATCTTTTCTAATAATATAATATATTATAAATCTTATATATTTTTTATTATAATTGTATAGCATATTTGAAAGATGATTGCTCTGTATTTATAAAAAATACTTTAACAATTTACAAAAATATTTTATATTATTATAATAGTATATAATAGTATAATTAGTATAACAAATGGAATATTCTGTAGATTTTTGGGATGTTGTCATTAGACTTCTTAAATATGCATTTGAAGGTCTTATAGTTGCTTTTGTAGCACTTATATTACCTAATAATAAATTAGATTGGAGTGAAATATTGATGCTTGCTTTAACCGCCGCTTGCACTTTCTCTGTTCTTGACTTATTATCTCCTACTGTTTCATCAGGAGCAAGACAAGGCGTCGGGTTAGGCGCAGGTTTTAGAATGGTTGGCTTTCCTAATGGATTTTAGTAAGTAATAATTAGTAACTATTATAATGATGGTATTATTTCATAATTAAGTTCTAAGCATATTTTTTTCCATATCTGGTCTTGAACATATAGTTTCTCCCTACTTTTTAATAGAGGGAAATATTTAAGATATTCATGTAAACCTAATATTTGGAAAAATTTATACAATACATAACTATATGATAAAAAGTTTTTTCTATCTTTTGGACAATGCTTCAAAAATGGCGCTTGAATATTTCTAAACATGTTACATAATTTATCTTCAAGTTCTTGACTAAATTGCGGTGTAGGTATTCCATTAATTCTATTAATAATATAATTAATATGTTCATAATATTTATTTATTCTCAAACGTTTGAGTATATCTCTCATTTTATTATAAGTAATTGTTTTAGTATCAACAATTTTTTCTTTCTTTATTTCGGTTAAAATCTTTTCAAATATTTCATCTGGAATATCTGTGCTTTCTTTACCTTGCACTTGATTACACCATTCTCTAAAATGATTAATACGCTTATAACTAAAATGTGAAGTATCCTTTGTATTCTGTTTTAATATTGGTCTGTTTTGCTCTACAAGAAGTAATTCTTGATAACCGCATTTATCACAAATAATTATAGCATCATGTTGTAAGCATGTCATTTGATTTTTACAATTTTTACATATTTCTATATCTTCCTCTTCAACATTTCTAACATATTTTTTATTTATAATAGACATGTATTTATCAACAAGAGAACTTTTATCTATAATATTATCTTTTGCATTATTTGAATATTCATAATTATTATTGTTATTATTATTGTTATTATTATTGTTATTATTGTTATTGTTATTGTTATTATTTTGCTTATTATCGCTAATTAAACAACTTTCTGTATTTAAATTATTAAGAGCATCTAATACATTTATTGTTGTTGCGGAGACCGATGAACGTTTTTTCTTTGAATCATTCTTATATATCTTAGGTTGCCTACTTAATAATTCACTCGAAGATATACATACACCATTTGATATAGATGCATGCGTATTACTTATATTTGACTGCTTTTCTACAGTATCGTAATATTGAAATAATATATAACTTGTATTATTATAATATTCTATTTCACTATATGTTTCTAATTCTTTAATATTATTCTTAAGTTCAATAATTTTCTCTCTTATAATAATATTGCTACTCCATAAATTATTTATATACTCCTTATCACGTATATTTTTAGACATTTCAATATTTTCAATAATAAGGTTTGACTGTATTTCAAAATCACCCAATAATATCTTATAGATTTCCTTGTCCTTATTTGTTAGTTCAAATTTTTTAATAATATTATTATGCATAGCATCTAATGTAAAAACATCATTATTGTCAGAATTATATTTTTTTTTTGATGATTTTTCTTTGAACATCTTTATAATAGAATTATTAATATTAATTTTTATATAATAAATATATAATACATACATTTAATTGATATTTTTTTCTCCTCTAATAGTATAAAGAATATAGCGTAAATGGGTGGTGGTCTTCTTCAATTAGTAGCATATGGAGCACAGGATGTTTATTTAACTGGTAATCCTCAAATTACCTTCTTCAAGGTTGTATATCGTCGCCACACTAATTTTGCGATTGAAGCCATTCAACAAACTGCTAACGGTGGTTCTACTTTTGGTTCTCGCGCAAGTTTCCAAATAACTCGTAATGGTGATTTAATTCATCGTGTATATTTATATTGCAAACTTACAAATACAAATACTGGCACAGAAGCTGCAGGAACCACATTTGCACTTGTTCCAAATTTTGGACAAAAACTATTAAAAACTGTTGAACTTGAAATAGGCGGTCAACGTATCGATAAACATTATTCTGAATGGCTATATATATGGAATGAACTTTCACTTCCTGTTGGAAAGCGCGAAGGATATAATGCTATGGTTGGTGCAAATCCTTATAATGCATGCACAAAACTTATAGCAACTGGTTCTTATGAACTTTATGTTCCTCTAGAGTTCTGGTTCTGTCGTAATGTAGGTCTTGCCCTACCTTTAATTGCATTACAATATCATGAAGTTAAAATTAATATTGAATATGAGACTTTTGCAAACATGAGAGATCAAACTTCCGGAAATTGGACGTATGAAAACGATATAGCTGGTGGTGTTGATAATAGCACTTTAGCAGCTACTGCGGCTAACTTAACGATGGATGCAAATCTATGGGTTGATTATATATTCCTTGACACAGATGAACGCCGTCGTTTTGCTCAACTATCTCACGAATATTTAATAGAACAACTTCAATTCACAGGTTCTGATACTATAGAAGCATCATCCACGGCTGATAGTATGAGAACAGTAAGAATGAACTTTAATCACCCATGCAAAGAATTAATATGGACTATTAAATCACAAGACACAGGAGTATTTTGGAATAATTTCTCAAGTGCTGCGAAAAATGGAATTCAAGGTATTGCTACTGCCGGAACTTTCAGTAATGATTATCTCGACTCTGTAAACCCGGTAAGTTCAGCTAAAATAATGCTTAATGGAAATGATCGCTTCGCAACTCGAGGTGGCGAATATTTCTCTCTAGTTCAACCTTATCAACATCATGAAATTACTCCTGATAAGTTTCATGAAGGTATTAATGTTTATTCGTTTGCTATTAAGCCGGAAGAGCATCAACCAAGCGGAACCCTTAATATGTCTCGTATAGATACTGCTGTATTATCTATTTCATCTTCTATTAAAGGAACTATAAGTGTATATGCTGTTAATTATAATGTGTTACGTATTCTTTCCGGTATGGGCGGTCTTGCCTATTCCAATTAAATATTTACCACTAATATTTTTATTAGTAATTTTCTATTTTTTTGCAATTATAAATAACTTATAATTAGTATAAAAATAATTAATTTATATGTTTAAGTATAATTTATTATACGTTGAACTAGATACTCTATATCTGTTGAATCTGGCTCTCCATCTCCTATTTTATCTGGATTATTAAATCCATGCAAATTAAAAAATTTATCAAGAAAATGTATTAAATTACGCTCAATTTTGCCGATGTCTTTGCTTTCCAAACTTTCTTTTATTTTTCTTAATTTTTTTAAAAACTTTGAATAAGATTCTATCATAAATGCATCATCAATATTATCAATTTCATTATATTCAAATATTTTTTCATATTTTTTAATATTACTATTGCATATATATATATACTTAGTATATAATTTTATTAATTTATCAGAATTTTCCCTAGTAATTCTAATAGATGCTTCTTTTTCCTTATTTTCATCTGATAATATTTCATATATTAAATTAAAATATCTTAATATTTTATCAACACAAATTAATTTTTCTTTTAATAAATTTTCTGTTTTTAATAATTTTAACTCTTCCTCTATGGAAAGAATTATACTTTTTTTAAAATAATTTAATTCATTAATTATTTCTTCTTTTTTAGTATTATTATTTATTAATTCCTGTAATCTTGTTTGTTCTTCTTGTAATCGTTCTGGATTTTTTGCTGAACTATATTGTGAATCAACTTTAATTAAATTAATTAAATTATTTACAATATCATTAAATTTTTTTACATCATCGTCTGTAACATCTTTCTTATTTTTTATTTTTTTAACTAGTTTTGTTAATTCATAAAATAATTTTTTTTTTTTTTTATTATTATTTATATATTTGT